GTTCCAGCAAAGCGCTATCGTCTGCAGGTCCTGGGCCATGCTTTAGTCTTCGAGCAAAAGGGAGAAGGGAAACTCCTAGAGGAAAAAGATGCCCTCCCAGAAGAAATATAAAAGCTTTTTTGACATACCGTCTTTTACGCCATGGAGCGGTTACCTGGTTGATGTTTCGTGGGGGCATTTCCTGAAACACCTGGACCGTTACATTACCGAACACGAGGCGCAGCTGGATCCGGACTTTCAGAGAGCGCATGTTTGGACAGAGAAGCAGCAGATCGCTTACGTGGAATTCTGCCTGCGCGCGGGACAGTCTGGCAATATTCTTCACTGGAATTGCCCAGGATGGATGGGAGACTTTCGCGGCCCAATGGTGCTGGTCGATGGGAAGCAGCGGGTGCAAGCCATCACCAGGTTTCTGACCGATGAGATCCCTGCATTTGGCCAGCTACGCTCAGAATACAAGGGGAACTTGATACACATTGCCACCAAGTTCCACGTCAACAAGCTGGCCACCAGAGTGCAGGTTCTTCAGTGGTACCTGGAACTCAACGATGGGGGTGTCGTGCACACCAAGGATGAGCTCAATAAGGTGCGCAAACTGCTAGAGCAGGAGAAAGGGAAGTAGGCATGGAGTACCACCAGTTCAAGTGTCCCTACTGCGGCAGGGAATTTAGCTGGGGAACTCTCCAAGAAGTTCTCCATTCCTCCGTTACCCGAAGCAATGGGTATGGGCATTACTGCCTGCTGTGTGGTTACGACGACAGAAAACGAAAACACAGTAAAGGCCCCATCGAAAATCGTTGGAGTGAGGATGAGCAGAGACGTGTAGAGAATGAAGGCGCCTACGCGCTATTCCGTAACGACCTCAAAGTCATGGATCTGTGGATACAAAAGCACAAGGCGTACAAAGCCACCAATGCAAACACCCTACGTCGCCTAGACTACGAAGGGTGGTCGTTCCCAGATGCCGATCCTGTCTGCGATGGGACAGGACACTTTACGCCGCTACTTGTCACCAAGGATCAGGCTCTACGGGAAGCCGTGCGTCGTAATTCATTGGTTGCCGACAAGCTTATGGGCGCGGCAAAAGAGCTCCTTCAAGCGGCAGAGACTGTGGCGCCTGTGTTGTCCGATCATGTACAAGAATGGATCAAGATCCGGCAGATAGCAAAATGGGCAAACGAAACCAGCCATGGAGAGGCCGCTGCTGAAGTGCTTAAGATTCTGGATAAGAAAGTATGAGGGAGCTGCTACGCATAGCGAAAAGTTGGGATGCACTCTCCAATAAAATGGAGAAGTGCCCAACATGTGGCCTGCAGTTTCTTCTGGTTAAGGACCACGAACTTGATCTGGAAGTCGTCCCTTCCAATGAGAAACGCGTCTTCTTGATTTTTAGGGATCCTACTGGAGCTCTGCATGCGCATTATGTGCCCTACTCGCAAGGAGAGCGCGAAGAGATTCCAGACAGCTATGGTTTTGTTGGACACGATTGCTTTTTTGAAAGAGAACACACATGAAATACGGAATCAAAACACTCGGACACACAGCCGAACTTCATCTCGGGAAGAGAGAGTTGGTACCGGTCGCCTGCCCCAAGTGTGGAAAAGTAGTCAAAGTCTACAAACCTGTTATTGAGCTGCCACTTGTCTGTGTTGAGTGCAAGCACTTCTACACTAGAAAGCCCGAAGAGTCAGAAGATACCTAGGGGGTTGGATTCATGTCGACTAAGCCACTCAAGATGCGCCTGGTGATCAACGAGCGTGACTCTGGGCTGCTCGCTTACCTGACGGAGTACGGCATCGAGCACCTCCGAGATAAAGAGATCGGTGTTGAGGTAACTATTCCACCCGAGCTCCAAAAACACATCTCACCCAACGAGCTGATGCTTCACGTGGAGCAGATGATACGGCGCCACATGGTAAATGCCATGCAGATGGAGGCCAACAAGCACATGACCTACACACACACATCGCTGCCATCTACGATCCCTGGCCCTTATCTTGGAAGCCTGGGGAGTGGCCAGAAGATAAGGAGGAAGAATGAAAATCTGGATCGGGCTACCATTGCCCACAGTATATGGGGATGCCGCCAGTCCTGGTATCAGTGCACAAGTCACCAAGCCTACAGGAGAGCTCACCGAAAGCCCTACAGGGCTAATAGACGTAGCTCGGGGGAAATGCTGGGCCCAGGTTGAGCTCGAAGGAATCGACGAGCGTCTGGGCAAAGGGGCTGCGTACGAGGACCGCCGCAAGTTCACCAAGGGCCACACCGCAAGCCGGCCCCCTCTTTCTAGGGGTCTTAGTGCACGGCGCTCTGCTTCTTCTGTATGGGAGAGTACTATTTGGGTCTGCTGCCCGAATTGCAAACGCGGAGTGGAGGTCGTGAAGGAGGTTATGGACAAGAAGCTTGTGTGCGGAAACTGCAAGCATTTCTTCTCAGTAGATGAGAACTGCTGGGTAAAAAAGTAAGGTACATCATATAAAAATAGGAAGAAGTGAACCTCGTTCACGTATTACCGCATGCCCTGATATTCCAGCAAGGAGGCACCCCATGAAATTGACATTCCTCGGCACAGGACATGCCACCACCATCAAAAATTTCCACACCAACATGCTGATGGAGTTTGCCGATGGCTATCGGATGCTCATCGACTGTGGTGGCGATATGCGCCGCGCACTACACGCAGCCGATTTCACACACCTCGACATCAACGCGGTGTACATCAGCCATCTACATGCTGACCATGTTGGTGGTATGGAGGACCTAGCCTTCCAAACGTACTTCGACCCTCGCTACCACGGTAAACCCGTGCTGTATGTCAGTGAGGCGCTCCAAGATGACATGTGGGGCCGCTCCCTAAGCGCGGGCTTGGGGTCACTCCAAGGGCAGCGCTGTACCCTAGACACGTACTTCGACGTGCGGCCCATCACGAAGAATGAGAGCTTCATCGTACACGGCATTAAATTCCGCCCAGTCCAGACTATCCACTACGTCGACGGCTACACCTTCGCCCTCTCCTTCGGGCTGTTTTTTGAGGTGGGTGGTGAGCGCGTGTTCCTGACCACTGATACACAGTTCGCACCAAACCAAATCCAAGAGTTTTACAGCCAGGCTACGATGATCGTACATGATGCCGAGTGCCTCCCATTCAAGAGTGGGGTACACGCCCACTTCGACGAGCTCACCACACTAGATCCAGAAACCAAAGCGAAGATGTACCTGGCGCACTACCAGGATTTCGTGATCGATGATCCAGAGTGGAAAGCCAAAGCTGAGGCGGCCGGCTTCCGGGGGTTCATTCCGCAGGGAACAGTCTTCGAGTTTAATGAGGAGGATGTATGAGGTACATGGTTTTTGATGTGGAGTCCATTGGGCTGTATGGCCCCCCGTTTGCTTTCGGGTATGTTGTGGTAGATGGCAATGGAAAAGAACTGTCAAAGGGGTTTGAGTGCGTTTCCTCTCTGGACGCTCTGCTCTTAGCGCACGAGGAATGGGAAAAGCTCGGATTTCGTGTTGCGCTACAAGACCTCAAATGGGTGCGACGCCACGTGCTCCCAGCGTTACAAAAGGTGGATTTTCGGTCCTCCGACGCATTCGTGACATCAGTGCGTTATAAATCTCAGTTAGAGAAGATTGTGCGCATGTTCGTGCTGTGCCAGAAAACTGAGTTCCGTAAGTTCGGGCACATGACGCTGGCAGCAGATTGCCAGTACCCAGTGGAAGCGAACTTCCTGCGCACAGTGATGGCAGTAGAGCATAGCTACAACATGGACCGTAGCCCGTACCCAGTACATGAAGTGGCAACCGCTCTTCATGCAGCCGGCATGGATCCCTTCAAAACCTACTCTCGCCTGAAAAACGAAAAGCCAGAGCACCACCCATTGATGGATGCTCGCCAAAGCGCACGGCTCTTCATCAAAGCTCTACGCAGCTGCCGAGCTAAAAGGTCACGGAAGTAATGCGGACGCTGATCATAGTGGATGACATTCAACGAACCCTGAAGGTGCTGGAGACGCCTAGTGGAACCTTCATCCACATCATCTGCCCGAAGTGTAACGATCACAACCACGTCGAGTATTTTCATGTCGGGGAGGAATCCTGGAAAATCTTCTGCCGGCAATGCTGCCTTGAATCTCTGTTGGCGTTCGATCACCATTCTGCGAAGTACGTTTGGAGGCCATACCGAGAGTACGATGCAGAGGGTAAGCTAGTCCACCATCATCGATAGCGCTTCTCCTTCAGATCCACAATTAAAACTGTAAAATAGGGGAGATGGATCAACCCACACAAGACAGGAGTGCATAGATCATGGAGACCTTATGGTACAGAGCAGGCAATCTGATGACTGGGCTGGCGGTGCAGCGCTTTCAAGAGCACGCTGAGGTAGTCATCGATGATCCCCAATGGCTGGAAACGCATGGCACAAAAGCGGGGAATGACGGGTATTTCGGAAAGGATTCCGATAAGTTAGCCCGCTTGGTGCAAGATAAGCTGGGGCTGTACGTTGATGGCGTGGTGGGGGAGAACACCTGGAAAGCTATTTACAAGCACCTCGACCTATCGGATCCCACAGAGCCAAAGGTCTACACCGCCGACAACGGTGTAAAAGTTATCGACGGCCGGGAGATCTGGACTCCCGTCAAGAAGTTTGGCGGAACCTACCGTCCCTGGACAGGCGACGACAAAAACAGGATCCGCGGAGTGATGCTCCACCAAACAGGCTGCTGGATGCCGGAAAAGGTTTCCACGTGGAAAACCATTAACGCGCACTGTGGTATTACCCGCGAGGGCACACTCATCCTGATGTTCGATTTCTCGATGCTCATTTGGCACGGGAATGACCTCACGAGACCCACCATTGGGATCGAGGTCGGAGGTCTATTCGAGGGCCTAGAGGGGCACAGTAACACCGTGTGGCCAAAGGGCGCCAAGACCTACGAGTTCAATGAGGCGCAGCTCAAAGCTACTGATACCCTTTTCGACGTCATCAAAGCGGAATTCGAGAAGCACGGTGGAACGTGGGAAGTGGTCTATGCGCACCGGCAGAGCCATGACTGGCGTATGAGCGATCCAGGTGAAACCATCTGGAAGCAGGTAGGCATCCCGTGGATCAAAAAACTCGGTGCCACTGATGGTGGCAAGGACTTCTGTGTAGGATCCGGGCATCCCATTCCCGAGGAGTGGAATCCAGAGTACGTGGGAAATAAATTCTGGGCTGGTTGATCTGCGCATTGATCGCAGGAGACGCACTAATATGGGAACGAACGGGAAGGTGCGCTACCGTGTTAGGATCAAACGACGTAAAGGTGCACCCCGCTTTGCGGAAACCACCGTGCCTATGACCAGCAAGCTCTCCTGCGATCGATGCGGAGGCGACCATAAAATCTGGGCTCTTGTAGTCACGGAGACTGTAGAGGGAAAAGAAAAACGGTCCGCCACCGTCTGCCGGGCTTGTATAGCAAAGATGATCCGACAGGAACTTCTGATCCAGGATACCAAACCTTCTCCCGACGCTAACTAAACTTGACATAGTAGTAAGATGCAGATTATAGTAGTGTTGTTGACCTTGCTGGTCATTCTTATTGTGATTGCTCCCATCGTACTCGTGATGGTGAGTTACGACGGAAGCGAAGAAGACCACGACGAGCTCTAATCATGATTACTAAACTGCAAGTGACTGGGCCCAAACACACGCCGGTGGAATGGTGGGACAAAGTCTTCCCCAAGAAAAAGACCTGGACATTTAAAGAGGGCGTCAACATTTTATGGGGACCCAACGGTTCAGGTAAAACGACTATCCTCAAACTCCTTGCCAGGATGATGCACTGCGACCAAGGCGGCATTTCTACGGTCACACATACATCAGTGGGCGTACTGGCTGGGAAACATAAATGGTCGGATGCAAAACCTAAACTTGGGGTAAAAGTGGAGCATGACGGAAAACCAGTAGTCTTCTACGATCCTCACGCACAAGTAGGGTTGGATTGCGGAGGCAGCGCGTTTGACTGGGACTTCGGTATGGAAGGCATCCAGAATGCGATGATGAAGGGATCCTCCGGCGAGCTTGCTATGGCTCGGTTCAACTCAGTCATGCAGAGGATCGGGGAAGAAATAGAAGTAAAGGTCCCTACAAAGAATCCGGATGACTGGACCAAGCTTGCGCTGGGTGCGCTCCAGCCTGCTATCGAGGAAGGGCAACGCACCATTTTAATGGATGAGCCCGACGCCAATTTGGATTGGCGGATAAAATTGATGATGTGGGACTGGATTAGCGGTCTGCGCAGAAAAGAAGGGGCTGCTCCTGTCCAATTCATTATTGCGACGCACTCTCCGATGGCACTAAGGGTGAAGAACGCGCACTACATCGAAATGAAAAAGGGCTACAAAAGTATGGCTATCGGGGTGCTGAAGATAGCGGGACTGTGGACTGATGAACACGAGAATTCCGAAGTCAAAAAAGAAAAAGAAGAAAGCAAGTCAACGCAAAAGTAAGGAGGTCATGTGCCCTAGTTGCATGGTGGTCCTTGACTTTCCTGAAACAGTGGTGGTGGTAGAATGCCCCAGTTGTGGCACAGTGTTCCACTGCTAGGCAAAACTGTAAATATATTACTGTATGGCGGAGAAAGCTCACCCATAAAAACCGATAAGGAGAAAATCATGAAGGCGCTATTGGCAACCCTGGCGGCTGTAGGCATGTTGGCCGCGTGCAATCCCTGCAAGCCTGGGGAATCTCGTTGCAATGGATCGGTGGTGGAAATCTGCCGTCCAGACAAAAAATGGAGTAAGGTCCAGGACTGCTCCAAGCTCAAGCGCACCGGCGGCAAAGAATTCAAGTGTTGCTGTCGCGAAAAGTCCGACAAAACCAAGTGCTCCTGCAGCGCTGTGAAGTAAAGGGGGTTACACAATGTCGACGCAAATCACCCCTGAGCTCGTCAAGGAATTCTGGAAAGACGCTCTGAAAGAATTCGGTGCCAAGTCCGTGGACAAAAACGATAGCGGTTTCATGAAAAGCATTGGCTGGTTCTTGGACGCTATCAACGTGCTGGACAAGGACGATTTCCTCGAAAACTTCACGACCACCATTTTCACCACCATCTACCGTCCGTTCGAGATCGGAAACGAAGACGACGGTTGGGATCTGTGGCACCAGATCACTATCTGCGTTCACGAGCTAGTACACGTGATGCAGTACAAAGATGACCCCATTGGATTCACGTTTTCTTACGTGGCCAGCAAAAGCTCCAGGTCTGATTACGAAGCCAAGGCGTACGCTGCCGACATGGAGATGCACCACTGGCGCTACGGTACCATCTACAACATCGAACGCCGGATGCAGTCGCTCAAGAGCTATGGCGTAGACCAAGAGCATATCGACTTCGCCATTCAAGTGCTGGAGAGCATTAGTGAGACTGTGCTGGAAGGCGCCACTATTAATGATGTAGCCGCGTGGGCCATGGACTGGCTCGAAGCGAAGGGGGTAGAAGGGGTAGGATCGGTTAACCAATGAGCACGATATCCAGAGACCAGCCATTCTTTTGCCCGCACTGCTGCTTCTCAAAAGGGAGATTACGTGCGCTCGTTACGCTATTAGATTCCTACTACAAAAAGCCGGAGGACGGCAAGAGCTTAGAGCTTGCCAAAGGGCCTATTTGCCCCGATTGCGAGCAGGAGTGGAGAGGAGATGGTGCCATCGCACTCGAAGAATTACTGGAAGCGCGGCTAAACATAGACGCCTGTGCCGACGCGTATAAAAATAGAGAAAGGCTTCGAGCGGATATAGAGCGCGTGCGCGACCGACGTCGGCTTCGGGAAAAACGTGAACGCAAAAAATGACCACGGATACCTCCCAACCTTGACAACGCAACAGGGCCGGTATTATACTAGCGGGGACAAAAAGAACAGAAACAGGAGATCTAAATCCATGACTACTGAAGACAGCAAAACCATCAATTGGTTCGACCTCAGAACTCTCGCCGACCGCAAAACTGATGTTCGTGCGATCTGTGGGCGCCTCCTCCGCGTGTGGGGATACAACCTGGAAAAACGGAAGCCGGGGGTAGCATACGTCGATGCCGACGGCCACCCAGTCACAGACATGGACTTGGCTGTGTTCCTCTCTGGTCTCGTCGAGAATCGCATCGTCGGCAACCTTCCAGAGTATCAGGGTATGCGGGCCGCACAAAAACGCGAGGGCGAGTGGATCACTTCCAAAAGCAATCGGCATGGTAGGCTTTGCGGCTTGTGGTCCAATGCTGCAGTCTCTTCGATGGGTGTCCGAGTCGAGGACTTGAACGTCATCCAAGCAAAAGAGAATGGGGAGACCGACGTCGGCGCACATCGTAACTTTGCGCTGCAAGACATCGATGGTAGCTGGCATGATGGATGGAACGCTGGGCTGGAGATTCTTCCAACGGGGCTTCCGAACGAGGTATTCCAGAGCCTCAGCAAGGCCAGCCGTACCCTCAAGTTCCAATACTTCGTGCATCCTTCGCGGTGGCCGTCTCTCTACGGCAAGTACTACGTGGTGGCGAAGGCGGCTATCTTGCGGCTGCAGGATGAGATCCGGGAGACGAAGAAGTACAACAAGATGCTTCGCGATCAACTGGGCATCCCCCCGAAGGTATGGCCGAAGACTGCTAAGGTGGGCGCCGAGGAGAAGCGCAAGGTGTGGGCCTACGAGGTCCTGCTCGACGGCTTCGAGCTCCATGGGGGGTATGCCTTCCTGGAGCTAGAAAAGGCCACAGACGCGCACTACAAGGCCATGACGGCCTACCAGAGGCGCCTCAACGAGTTCCTGGAGCAGCTACGGTTCCTGACGCGGGCTACCGAGTACGCCTTCAGGATGCATGCTGTGAAGCCGAACATCTCAGATGGCGAGGCGCTTGATTGGCTCAAGGGTGATCTCAACAAGCAGCCGCGGCTCCCTGTGTGGATCACCAAAGAGGGCAAGCGCTGGCACACTGGCTACGTCGAGCCAGGAAAGCGTACATCTTGGGCTCGCATGGAGATGAAGGAAGGTACAGCTCTTCGTTTCCGCATGTGGCTTAAGTCTGAGCGCGTAGCCTCCAACTTCTAATGACAGTGGTCATTGCAGACACACAAACTGCAATGACTACTTGTCTACACTTCTTGTATATACGAATGATAATCGTAGATCAAAAGTCTAGATAACTTTAACAAATAGTTTGTGGCCACAACTGTAGCCACACTATAAACCAAGTGAATTCAAGCACATTCGTTTTTCTATCATTGAACATACTTAGATGTAACGTAATCATTACATGAACGAACTATGATCATATGGACAGACAAAAAGCCATAAAACGCTTAGCGCAGCTCAGAGAGCTCGTTGAACATCCAGCAACGGGCGAGGATGAGCGTGATACAGCACTCCGGCGAATTCAAGAGCTGAAGAAACTACACAAGCTTGGTAGCTATGAGCTAGGAGAGGATTGCTCTTTCATCAGAAGGCGCAAGCCACGAGAGCTACGTAGAGATCGAACTGTTAAGTTTCGGCTGACTGTAGGCGAAAGCAAACGACTAGATGAATTGGCGTCTAGGCATAACATGAGTGTGTCAGAATACATACGCAGTAGGATTTTCGGACCTACCAACACGGAACTGATGGAAGGATAGAAATGGGGCATCGCAGGGCCAGCCAATCCTCCCTCTTTACGCAGACAGGTGAACCACAGGAGATCAAGATGTCGAGTGACTTACCGCCGCCCCCTTCGCAGGTGTGGCTTGTTTCAAGGCTTGCGAAAGCAACGCTTGAGGGACGCATCCGTGTCATCGCCGCTTCCAGCATCACACCAGATGAGCTGGAGGCTATAGATGGGATGGAGTATGCGCTGCGTGAGGTAGAGGGAACCCCTTCCACATCCTCCACACCGAAAGAGTCCCAGCCGGCCTTTAGGGCGCCCACAGAGGAAGATCTTCTGCCACTCAAGGAGATCCTCTTCCGTATGCCTGAGGCGCAGGACGTACCTGGTGTAGGCATCGTGAACCGTACGGTACAGCTCATCCGACGTCTGAAAGAACGGGCAGACCAGGACAGTGTAACGGAGAAGAACCTGCACGAAGCCATCGAGCGTAGCGAGCAGGAGAACGTTAAGTTGCGCACAGAAAATGCTGACCTGCGGAAGAAGCTCGATGGGATTACTACCAACGAGGCGCCGCAAGACGGTGACGGCGGTGTCCTCTCAAACGAGGAGGCACAGCATGTGTGCGCACTGTGCCGTTGTGAGGCACCTCCTTATAGAGTAGATCGTGTGCCTAACAATGCTGTGGCGTGTTCAAACCACGATTGCTCTCTTAGCCACATCGCTATCTCCATGGATGGCTGGATCGAGCTTCAATCTACATTATCTGAAACTTTCAGTCGCTTCGAGAAGCTGTTGGATGAGCGTTTCATGGGAGAAGACAGGAAACAGAAGGAGGTCATCGAGCTAAAAGGAGAGCTAACAGATACGCAGAAGAGGCTGACTATTTGGAAGGAAGCTGCTACTGGACAAGTAGCCAGCGATGATCTTGCTAAGGTGGTTAGCGAGCTCTCCAGGCTTAGCAACAAAGTCGACTCCTTCGGGGAGCAGCTGCAGGTGGTGGCGCACTTCTCCACACAAGCGTCAGAGGGGGCTCCAGAGCTCACCATTCGGGAGCGGCTCAACTTGCGCTTACGTGCGGTGAGCGAGATCGACTACAGCGAGCATTCCTCTGAGCACGCCGCTTTCCTCCAGACGCAGAATGCCATGCGGATGCAGGAGCTGGAGATGCTCGTTGAGCTTGCTGAGTATTTCGAGGGAGGTGGAGATTCGCCAGAGTTGCAGAATATCCGACACCAAATGGAAAAGCTCCTCTTGCAGCCTTTTTGACTCCCATCTTGTAAAATAATGCAAAGGCCAAAACGTTGGTCATGGTGAAGTATGTCCAGAAAAGCGAAGCCAAAGAAACCACTTAAGAAGAGTAAAACTTCGTCGGTGCAGATGGAGCGCACCAAGGCACAGCTGGCGGCTGTTTCCTCCGGCCTTGTGGACATGAATGTCGCATACCAAATCCTCGCTCGGGAGTTGGGCAACAACCTCGATCTGCTTCTAGGACATGCGGCCAATTTCGAAGAGTTCCGCACGCTGACCCTGGACTTCATGAACCTAATGAAGACACAAATAGCGGATATGCTCGATCGGGTAAATGCGTTGGAGGAGCGAGTAGGCGTAACGGAAAACACTGATCCATCAGTAGCATCGGATGAATGAGGCTGATCTCCATCATTGTGATGTCGATCCTCGGAGGACTTGTCCTAGGAATGTCCTTGTTCATCTATGCCGCGCACAGGCTTAGGATTAGTCCCTGGTTCTATCCCCCTCGATGGTTTTTCCTGGCGCTGGTCTTTCTTGTGGTGGGTGTGGCTTTGGAGATATGGCTAGCATGCCGGGCACGTCGAATCCGTAAAGATGAGGATACAGGAGATGACAGACGAGCAGCAACCTGACAGCGATCAACAAGAGGCTCTCTTGGGTGAGCTCTCTTTGGGCGCGCTAAGCTTTTATTTCCCCAACTGGAAAGAGGCCCCAGTAACCGCGCTCTATCTTCTTATGGAAGAATCTTTCGATGAGGCGTTGGCGTGGGCTTACAAGTGCTACAACGAGCGTGAAATCCATTTATGGGAACGGCAAGTAGAGCGCAATAAAAAGCTGATGGCTGCCATGGCACGTGGTGCTCAGGAGCAAGAAGAGCAAACATCAACTATATATGAGGAGATGGGAAAATCCATTTATCTCCTGACTGGGATCGCTCTTGGTATAGGAGCACTTGTACGCGAAGTTCAGAAGCTACCTGATAAGGAAATCGTTAGTGCGGTGGAGAACTCCATTTCAGAGGCGGACCTAGCGGCCGAGATGGGCCCACATGCACCAGATTGGGCCGACCTTTCGTTTACGTGGGGGCTTATTACTGTCCGCACATATATCCGTGGACTAGAGGAACTTCTTCTGACTTGGGAGGGTGGCTGTTGCTTTAGTGTGGACGATGAGCTCGTACACGAGATTGTGGTAAGGTGCATGTTGATCAGCAACTTACTGATGTATATTCAACTTAATGTAGTGTTGGCGGAAAACCCTGAAATGGAAAAAGAGTTGCAGCATTTAGTGGACTCTGCATCTGGAGAATCCTAGTTCTTCTATAGAAGAAACAATGTCAAAAGAACAGGAAAGTCAGATGGGCAAGAAAAATTTGTCTCAAGAAGCAGCGTCCTTACCTTCTACAGTTGGGCAGCTCGTCGAGCGGAACGTTGAGGAAGTGCTGGCCCAGTTTCAGAAAAACCCAAACACCATTTTGGTTTCGGTCCAAATCGAAGACGAACAAGAAGCACACCTGCGTAGCGGCCTAAATAAACGGTCGCGGCGATTGATACCCATTACTGTGCTAGCTAAGATGTTGACGGACCTTTGAACAAGATAGCGAATGCGCTTTCCCACTAAGATCCGTGCTGTCTACATACTGGCCGCGCTCACCTGTGGATCGGTTAACGGGATTATTGCGTACCAAGAAAGGCACCCTGCTGAAAGTGGGGAGCCTCTTCAAATGAGGCCGGAGGAGCCTCCTGTTTACACCGTAAAGGGGACCGAGAAGAAAACGGATTTTTTGACGTACCTACGCAAGAACTTTAAAAAGATAAGGCGTAAGTACAACACGTTCATCACGAAGCTTGAATTGTATCAGCAGCTGCGCAAGCTAGAGGAAACCCAAAATGAGTAAAATACCCCAAGCTGCCAATTCCCTTGGACAGGATTACATGCGCCGAGTTGCGGAAGACTGGCCAAAGCTTCCTCACGCCCAGGAAATTATCGAGCACTTGCCTGAGGAAGTGGACCTCATGCTGCGTAAACAATCAGATGAGTTTCTTCGTGGGTTTGCGAATGCTATTACCTTAACACACGACTTGGGCATCAAAGCTCTTCTCCACGAGATGATTGCTCGAACCGGGGGTGTCGCCGCAGACCCACGTGACGTGCTGCTTACTAAAGTAGGGAGCATTGTAGAAGGATGCTGCTACCTTGCCTGCAAAGAGTTTATGGGAAGGAAGGATCAAGAAAAGGGGCAGTCATGAACTACAGCCACATATTTGATAGGCATCCACTAGATTCAGCGGAAGAGGAGGAAGAGGATGCCTTACTGGAACCATTGGACATTACATACGCTCAAGCTATAGTGGCCAACGCGAAAGAGCTTGAGCGGGTGCAGCTAAGCTTGGAGCTTCTGCCCAAACCATTGCTCAATATGTTGGACGAGGAGACAGACGCAGTTCTTTATGGAGTTGCCACCGCGGTGGAAGCTCTTCACGAGCTGGCGGGTAATGCCGTTCGAATAGAAGCTAGCAACGTCATTGCCGACGAAGAACTGGCGAAGAATATGCCGGCGCAGATCATGGCTAGAGAAAGCGGCCAATTTGTGGCTTTGATGGAAGCACTTGGGTACTACGCCTGTAATATCCTCGTGGAGAGGCACAAAGCAGATTTACTAGCTAAGGAGTTGGCATCAGATGACGAGTTCTCAGAAATCGTTTGATTTGGAAGCGCGCTTCATTAAAAGATACTCTCCGGCCAAATTCACGGCACTCCTTAGTGTATCAGTTCCCCTCCAAAGAATGGTCACGGCTGCCCTACGTAAAAACGTTCAACAACTTCTCGAAGAGGTATCCGCAAAAGAGGGCTCGGTGGAGGCAACCATCTCACTCCACACAAAAGCTATTGAACGGTTTTTATTAACCGGTCCCACTGATAGAGCGTTGCATCGTGCTTTATATCAGCAAAGCCAGTTCTTTGGCCGAGAATGGTATGCCCTCACGTACAAGGAAGAAGATGGTAGGAGCCGCTTTAAACTTGCACAAGCAGAAGGAGCTGCTCGGGCCGTGCGTCTGGTGAGCAATAAAACTCTTACGCCTATCGACGAGTATGTACTATTGCATATGATGCCGTACATTCTCTTGCGCTGGCGTGAGGAATCTGCACAAAACGAGGTGTCTGGTATTATGGAGGCACTCGGCGCAATAGTGTCCAGCAAGGTGGCAGGGATCGAGAAAACTATGCAAACAGATGAGCTAGAGAAGCTACAGGAAACGGTCTTCGACTCATGACAAAATCAGATGATTCCGCCAGCAAGATTATTCGGCGTGACTGGGAGAACCGCCTGGCCTTCTTGAATGGTGAGCTTCCAGAAGAAGATTCAGAGGAATACGATGACCTCGAAGAAGCCGCCCAGGATGCGGTAACGAGACTGCGGATGGGTGGAGCTCGTATCCTCGATGCTGGCGGCCGTCCCGCGCGAAGGCAGCGTAAGAAAAAAGCCAAGAAACCCAAGAATGATTTAGACCCCAGCAACTCCTTCGCTAAACGATCAGCCACCGCACGGGCAAATAGGTACCTGGAAAAAGAACTAAGTGCAGCTAAGAGGCGGATTGCTATTCGATTGAGCAATGACGCTAGTCGAGTGATGAGGAGGCGCAAAAGCGAAGTTGCACCTGATGACCTTGCGTTGGTAGAAGCGCTTCTGTGCAAAAGCACTCTGCTCATGCTGGAAGCTGGATTCAAAAAAGACGCAGCATCACAGAGACTGCTCATTGCTAGCTGGTTGAATGATTACGCAGAACCAGGTCAACTGCCCCGGGCGCTCCGTTTAGTAGAAAGTGCACAGGAGATACTTGGTGCACAAGAACGAATCAAAGATCTGAAGCGTGACATAAGGCTTCGCATTAGTGTGGAGCGTGAGAAGAGCTCAGAAAAGGACGTCTAGTTTTACGCTGTCCCGGGAATTGTAAAAAATAGGTAGGAGGAAATCCTTTATGCAAAGACACCGTGGAATTGATCATCGTACCATGTCTCCTAACTCCTCTCCTAAGAAAAGAGGAGCTGGATCCCCTATTAAACGGGGGGAGTCACGTCTACCAAAAATGGATTTGAGCGCACTCAACCTAAAAAAATGGAAAGCGATAATCACTGAATCCACTAAGGAATCGGTGTTGACCGCGACGCGTGAGCGTGTGCTGCCTGTGGTAGAGATATCCAATCAGCTGATGGCCCACACAAATGTACAGGTGGCAGCCATCACTGCTATGATGCGCGCCGATAATCCACCAGACAGTGTTGGGGAGCTTACAAAAAGACTCGGACCTGTTATCGCGCTCAAGGAAGTCCTTGACATCCACATCTCTCAACAGTGTGAGAACATCCTGGACGAGCTGGAGCAGAGCATAGAACCCGGTCAAAAGGAAGAAGATGCTTGATAGGGGCTACTTAATAGCCTTGGAAGGCATCGACGGCTCTGGTACTACTACCCAAGTAAGTCGTGTAGGAAGGAGGCTATCTCAGGAAGGCTACCGCGTCCTTGCTACCGCAGAGCCATCTACTTACCCAATAGGTAGGTTATTACGGGAGTACTTGGGGGAGGAGCATGCGCTCCCAGGATCGGAGCTAACTCCCATAATGATGTCTCTGCTTTTCACTGCGGATCGAGTGGAACACTACGCACACGAGCTTCTGCCTGCCATGCGCGCGAACAAAATCGTTTTGTGTGACAGGTACATGTTATCCACATCCGCATACCAAACGAATAACCTGGACCGCTATCAATGGATTTGCGAGCTCAGCAGATATGTGCAGGAACCAGACCTCTCCATTTTGCTACAGATCGATCCGCGTGTGGCGGCTGAACGGCTGCAATACAGAAAAAGACAGAAGGAATTCTACGAAGAATTCCACATACAACAATCAGTGGCGATGAATTATGAACGTCTGCTGAATTTATTACCAGAGAAAAGCATGGTTGCGGTGAACGCGGATCGAGACGAAGCGCTTATTACCGACGACGTCTGTGCTATAATTAAGAAATTGGTGAATGGTCAACATGTTTAAGAAACTACTCAGATTACTGTCTGCGGCGGAGGAAATCCTCTTTGGAGAGGAAGAGGAGAACAACCGATCAGAAGGCAAGGAACCAGAAAGCGCAGGCGCCGCGCCTAAGCAAGACAATGTTTTAATGCATCCGCGGTATTGGGTTGTATCCAATTACGACAGAGTAGATTTTCAGAAAAACCCGACCATGAAAACCATGGCGCAACGCGGTCTCAAAAATGGAGAGATCGCCAACATCGATGAAAAGATATATAAGCTATCAGTGAGCGCCCTTTTCGATACTTTGGTAAAGCACTTCAAACAGGAGCTGCCACGGGACCACGGAAAATGGACCATTCAAATAGAAGACAATCACATCCTCATTAATGTGCAGCTGGAGCGTATGGACGCTTGGACAGATATGACTAGAGCTTGGTCTACAGCCAAAGAAAACGTGGGGATTCAGGGTGTGATAATGCCAGATTCACAGGAGTCGTGGGATCGTGTTGAGCTGCAAGCCAACATAAAGATACCTATTGCAAACATTCAACTAAACGGAGAGTCCCCACTCATCTGGAATTTATTGCAAAGCAACAGAGAAAGACCTATAGTGTGGGACGGGGCCTTGTGGATACCCAAACTGAAATCCGAGTAATTTCTCGCGAGGAGTTACTTTGAGGAGCTGCAATTTGATTAAGGCATCTTTCGAACGCATTCGCGAAAACGCGGAGTGCGACCCCCAACGTGCGTTCTACGCAGAAATCGCCGTTCAGTGCATAGACGCTTTTGACGGTGCCTGCCAAGCGAGCAATTGGGACGTAGGAGTAGAGAAGCTTCTAGCCATGGCGACCGATCCTCCCAGCGGACTACCAGAAGCCGAGGAGGAAGGCTACGCTATGTTTGTGCACCAAACCATGAAAATAGGCGACTGCCATGGGATGGCGCACGAAGATCCTATAGGAGCTAATGCGGTCATTGGGGGTGCCCTCGGGCTGTACAGAAAACTGATTGTGGAGCGCAGACGCCAGGAGCTCCTGCCACACGCGCTTGATCTTATGTTGCTGCAAGGCGTAGCGTATATGGTAGCGGGCGTCCGCGACATCGCACGCATGCAGTTTTTGTCCATCATCGACCTGACTGCCTCAGAAGCCAGCGCACAAGATAGGCCAACAGACATGAGCCTGCCTGCTGACGTGGTGAACTCTCTGCAAGATGAGGTTGTGCTACGCGCGGCCCCGTCCGCATTTATGCTGGCGGAGATCTTCAGGGAGGAGGACGATAATGAACGCGCTGAGTCTTCTATGGAGCTAGCGCACATGTTCTTCGCCGCAGCTTTGGCAAAAGGAGATGAAGGCTTCATAGGCAGCAAGGTGGACTTGATTACCGCAAAGCTAGCCCAGTCGGAGCTGCTTACGCAAAAAGACGGCTACTGGACTGGGGCAGATGCTCTAGACGACGTCATAGCACTGGTCGAGGCAGACCTAGACGAGAACGATCCATACCCAGCCTACTGCTTTCTGATTTCTGTGGTGATGCAACGGAGAGCACAGCTATTCGCCATGGATGGAACGTGGGACCCAGCAACGTATTTCTACGAAAGGGCATGTCGTTACGCAGTTGACGCCATTAGGGACAATCCCACCAACACGCATTACCTGGATCACTATACGGATCTGCTGAACGAACTTGGGATTTTTTACGGCGTGCGCGAAAATCCCATTAAAGCGCAAGGTGTATTTCTGACCGCGATAGAGAAGAAGCGCGAGCTCGTGGAGAGGTCCAAAAAGTATGAGATGGGCCTCGCAACCTGCATCAATAATTTGAGCACACTGATGCGAACCTTTGGAAAACCAGAAGTCGCCCTTCCTTATCTGGAGGAAGCGGCTTCCATGCTGGATGCCTCAGAGGAAGTAGAAACGGAGGGCATCAGAACGTTCAAAGCGGCGGTAACCAAAGACCTTGAGCACCTGCGTGCGCAAGTAGCGCGGAAGAACAAACGCGTTTCGAGAAGCAGCCAGTCAAATTAAAAGTCAGTCTCGATATTGACAACGCAGCTTGGCCTGCTTAACCTTGAAGCAGGAGGTTTGCTATGTGCAAACAAGCCAAAAAAGTTGCGGTAGGTCGATGCCGAGTCTGCGGGCTCCGCAAAGAACTCAGCCCCTACAGCGAATCTATCTGCGCGGACTGCCAAAGATGCCCCGACTGTGGGTCAGGGGAGCTCAAAGCTTTCTCTTACATTTGTGTGGTGGAGAGCCGTCGCAAGTTTGGAGTGCGCTGCAGCGACTGCCGCTCCGAGTGGCTGTCAGCAGAAGATCTCGACAAAAAGGTTGCTACACAAGCACGTAGGGGGCCGGCGACCATCTGCAAGATCTGTGGCGGGGATGCCACCAAAAGAGATGATGACGAGTGGCAAGCATTCAATCACGTGAACCCACACCTGTGCAAAAGCTGTACGATATGCCCTGTCTGCGGAGGGGCGTCCTTCGGCGAAAACTTCGACAACGGAAATATCGAGTGTGTGGTTTGCGGAGAGGAATTCGCAGACTCACAGAACCTTGAACGCAGGCTTCTGATCAAGAAACGTCGGCTGGATCGTTTTTCCCGGCAGTAGGTAAATCAGCTAGCTCTTGCATAGTCTCCACGATGTCTTCTGGTTTTGCCACCCCAGTGACCCCAGTCTCCGCATGCGCCACGGCATCCTGCTCAAAGTCAAATCCAAGCAACCGAAGCTTCTCGATGATCTCTCTGCGTTCACCAGGACTGACCGAGGCTAGCTCCGCTATAGAAAACGTTGGAGACTCGTGTGCCGTGCTGACGTTGCTGTGAGCGGCTAGCAGCTTTTGGATCACAACCCGGTCCTGCCGCGTGAGATGTAGCCCCTCCACTACATAATCGTTGAACGCTTCGTAGGTAACCGGACACCAAGCCTTCACTATCTCTGCCATCACTTGTGCGTACTTCCTGATCTCCAGCTGCGCTCGCTCCGAATTCCTCAAGCTCAGAAAGTTGAGCAGGTTGCGTAGGTCTATCTTCCAGTACCACTGTGTGTAAGTGCTGAGTGGGAGATTAATGCGGCCCACCTCTCGCGCTAGACCTGCATTTATGTAGCTCTCGTAGCTCTGAAATACGTCGAGCGCTTCTGTCTTCATGGCTGCAAGCACACGCCCCATCTCCCCAGGAGACAGCGTCTCTGAGCTTCTACCCTGCTGGTTGGTTGTGCTCTGCAGATTCAAGTCCTGCTCCGCGGGTAGATAGAACTCATGCTCCATAATAGAATAGCGACCGCTCATTTCGTTGACAGATGCAGTACGGTGCCGGATGAAATGCCGGGCTACGAAAATAGGTAGCTTGACATGAAATTTGATCTCGCACATCTCCAACGGAGACAGGTGTTGGTGCCTCACAAGGTAGCGAACCAAGTTTGCATCTGACTGCGCTTTTTTCGTCCCGGCTCCGTACGACACCCGAGCTGCTTGAACGATGGCTTCGTCTCCGCCCATGTAATCGACAACACGAACGAAGCCGCGGTCGAGCACGGAAAACTGCAATCCCAGAACTTCATCGAGCTCGGCGCTTCGGAATTTATCTAGCCGCTGCCCCGTTGGGTTCAGTTTGTCCAAGGTACTAGGAGCCATCTACAACCTCCTGTTTTCTTCTTGGTAGCACCCACCTGCCCACGGAAGCAGTGCCATCCTCATGAAAACTGATTTTGCGTTTACGCTCGCACCTGACGCATTGCATACGTGTACGGCTGTCAGTGAACTTGAATATGGAGTGGTCGCAGGCCGCTTTCCGCTGGCTGCGCTTCCTACGGGTCTTTGGCTTCGTGGGCGATTCGTTCTCCGTGCTGCGTGTAGCCGGGGCAGGCGTAGCTTTCTTACTTGGATTTCTTCTTGTCGGCATCTTTACCTACCCGTTTCCGCACCTTGAGGTACGCTTTCACGTTTGATTTCTTAAGGTAATTCTTCGCCAACGCAGACCTATCAAAGTAAGCATGCAGGACTTTCTTAGCTACGAGCTCAAAGGCTTCTGGTTCCAGTCGGCCTTGAGAAAAAAGTAGTCGTATATAAATCGCCGCGATAATCATCACGTCGATTTCCAGGCGCTCCTTTATCAACTTGATGTCGCCGGCCTCGAAAGCTTTGGGAACGTCAACCCATACACGCTTAGCGAAGCCTATGATACGGGCGTAGTCAGACAGCGTAGCATTCTGAGGAACAGCACCGTACCCGGATAAGAAGTCTGCCAGGTCGATGTGATTGTGGGAGTAGCGGGCGGTGAACGCCCGCTCGTCTTTGAGATAATCAGACGCGTCTACTCCATGCCGCAGGGCGGCGTAGACCATTACAGGAAGGGCAAAAGGACGCCCCATGTAGGAGACCACGAAGCCGGAACCACCAGGCATCTTCTGGAAGAATTGTTCTACCAGCGTACCTTCATCTTTTTCGATATCGGTGATGCCCTTGGTCATCACTTGAACGATCGGGTCGAGAGAGTCTTTCTCGCGTGTGATACGCAGCAGACTAACCGCAACCGGACGGTGGTACAGTGGATGTGGAAACTCATCTTCATCGCGGTTGGGAGGATCAGGGACGTGGGTAGCGATGTGAAAAATGGTATGGTTGAAAGGAACCAATGACATGAGGGTATCCCCCTTATGTGCACCGAAAGGGACGAAGGTAAACTACACCTCCTCTCCCGCAGTCATGGCGCACACCTGCGTAATCTTGGTACTGCTCGTTGCAGAAGCTGCAATGGTGTGTGTAAATTCTATCGGTGGACACTGCTTATACCTCGCAAAATCCGCGCCCGCTGGCCAGCGTCCCACAGGGAAGCTGGGCTGCTTGCAAGGTCTACTTTAAGCTGTGCTTTAGAAATTTTCAAGTACTTGCAGGCCAAGCGACCAAGCTGGGCGTTGTTACACATGCCAGTATTATATCCGTGAGCCTCGCACCAGGCGTCAAACATCGTGTCTACTTCCGAGGAGAACACGAGCTCGGCGAACTCCCGGGACCTACGCGGCAGGCCGTGTAGGATCTGCCGCATACGTTTGATGTCTTCGCCAATCTCCAGGCGATTCGCTGCCGGTAGATACTCGTGGAAGTTGGTCTCGCTGTCTCCGGAATCCATGGAGACAGCGCTGGGCTTGAAGTCTACCACTCCTTGTGGGGAGGGGTCGAGGTAGGAATCGCGCTTGCTGCGCTCCCCGCGTAAGCGTTTCTGGAGAGCTTCCTGAGCCTCCAGTTTAGTAGCGTACAGACGCTTATGGTGAACCGCGATCCATTCGTCATCCTCTACTTGCTGCACTATAATGCAAACGTTTTTCCCGACCCTGCGGCGCAGGCTGGGCTCTGGGAAAGTGCGCATTCTACAAATTGTGTTGGATGAGATATCGAGGTACCACGCGAGGCGGTAGGGATCGCGCTCCGTGACTTTCATCACAGGCTGGCGCTTGTCGCGGCCGTACATCTCCGCTAAATTTGTGGCTTTGTTCTGCACACCACGAATCACCCGGTTCAGCATGTGTTCGTAGGTAATGGGCTGGATCTCATACTCGCGTATGACCTTGACTGCGTTGATCCTCAACGGGCTGAGTAGATCTTCTGCGCTCTCCACCATCGGATCATTAGCGAGTACAAACAACAAACGTCTATGCACCAAACTGCGCAGTAGGTACTCGATTTGTTTGAGGATCCGTAATACGTCGTCTTCCTCGTACTCACGAGGAGATAGCGTATATTTGGCAATGCGGCGCAGGTCTGTAGCGGTTAATGCTTGGTACAAAAACGCGACGTCTTCATAATCAACACGAAACCCACGGGCTGTTGAAATCACAAAGCTTCTTGTGATTCTGCGCTTCGTGATTAGCCTATGAATTGACCGAAGAAGTTTGTTTTTTACCGTCGAGTAATCGAGATTATCTTTGAGACTGATAACCTCCGCGTAAGCTGTTGGGTAATTCTGCAGCTGGAGTTTCACACCCTTCCGAAACTCCCTAGACCCGATGAGGCGACAGACATATCTTGCGGTTAACTTGGCGATATTATTGAGTTTTGTGTCTGCCTCACCGCGCTCCAGTGCCGACGTCAAACGAACCTTCACGCTGTCCCGCATGTACTGAAAACCCTCCTGGATAAGAAGCCAGTATACCAGGCATCTAATGCGTGTCAAGAAAAATGCTGTCGGAAGGTTATGGGAGTATCACGAAGGATATCGATGAGTTAGAAAACAGGTGAGATGGTAGGTAGGAAGAAAAATTTGTGGGGACGTAGTGAACGGATCTGCAGTGTCAAACTTGACGTTGTATTGCTACTTAGGAAAGACCTCTTCGTCTCCTACCGGCTTTTCCTTTGGAGGCTCTTCCGCACTTGGAGCTTCTTCCTGCTCCTTTTTTGCACGCTCCTTCTTTTGCTCCTTGAGAACTTTGCGAACAAGCGCCTGCTCTTCGCTTAGTTCTTCGCGTTCTTTACTAAGACCTTCATCAACACTATTTTGGGCTGCTTCGGTCAAATCAAGAACAACAGTAAGAAGCTCCCGGACCTTGTCCACATCCTCACGCACAGTCCAGGTATAATTGCAGATCTGCGTAGAAGCTTCTTCGAATGTGGGCGTGCCGCCGGCTCTTTTGGAGAAAATATACACGATGGGATAGGGAGAGTCTATGCGAGCTATTATCTTACCAGTCTCGCTATCGGTACCAACATGCACCTTCCCTTTGTAACCCTCGTGTTTGGTGAACGTTAGCACCGCGTCCACGACGGCCTGCTTGTTGGCAGCTGGAGTATTTTTCTTTTCGGCGGAAGGATTAAAGGCTTCTTGTACGAGTTTTTGATAACCACTATCACCAAGCTTATCCACAAGGTCATGGATGGTATCCTGCTGCTGTTTGGTAAGCACGCGTTGGTTTGTCAGCGCATCTACCAGCTGCAGAAAGAGGGAGGAATCTTTCCACCCTTTCCACTCTCCTCCTTTTTCCTTGTGGACGCGCTCTTTAAGGAAGCGCATGTACTCGCCTTCGTTAAGACGATTAATAAATGCCTTCAGCCACTCTAGCTTGTCTTCTTCAGTAGCCTCTTCTTTCGGAACAGAGGCTAGCTCCCCAGGTCGAGCCTCAGTGTCGTTTTGAAGGAATGCTATCGATGCAAGGAGTTCTTCCGCATCGTCAGCGGGAGCCACAAACGGCCGGTTACAGAAGTAGAAAATAATTTCTTTGAGCTCTTGGGTTCCCTTGATTGCCTCGTTTATGTGGTATACCATTCTGCCGTACAGACGTTCAAAGAATCCACCCTCAAACTCCACCGTCTTTTCTACTTCTTCTCCTTCAGGTAACGGTAGGTTGATCTCGAAATCAAATTGAAGCTCTGTTCTAGGAAGCCCAGAGAAATTTCCGGTATCCAATGGAGCAAGCAGATCAAGTCCATCATACTCCATCGCAACCGGCCGTATCTCACCTGAGATTTGTATACCAACTGCCTGCAGGTAAGTCTGGATCTCCTTGGTTAAACTATCCATCAAGGGCTTCAAGTACTCTGCTATCTGCTCTTCACGAAGAGGTTCAATGGGGGCTTTTCTGCTTTCAAATCCTGCACCTGGATCTGCCTTCTCTTTTGTGGGCGCTTCTTCTCTTCCTAGTTCCTTAGCAATTTCTTCTGCAGCCTCCGGGTCTATCTCCACAGGAGGCAAGTCGAGCTTGGGTTCTTGGGGTTTGAGGGGATCCTGCGCAATCACGTAGGTAGTATCACCAACACGAATCCTAATAGGAACCGCATCATACACATCCCCCAGGTAGCGCAGGGTTTTGATTGTACGCGAGCTCATGGCTAGTAATGCGTGCGGATGTTTTTCCAGGTATACTTGTCGTTCTGATGGTTGATGTAGATCTTCATCATCGACGGCTGGAACATGCCAATCTGCACCATGTAATTGAACAGGTGTAGCATCTGCTCGTTGTCGAGCTCTTTGCGACCCTGGAAAATATCGGCGTAGTCTAGGATATCGAAGTCCAATGTAGATCCGTGACCAGGCAGCTTCTGCTCACGCTGTTGTTGGTACCCAGTCCAGAATTCCATCGCGAGCGCTTCCATCTTTTCATCTTCCAGCGGGGGAACGTCTAGGGGCTGCTCAGCAGGATCGTACGCTTGCTGTCCACGTTTACGTGGTTTGGTCTCATCAGGTGGATTCACCGTGTCTGGCGTGGGATAGTTAACGTGGTTCACTGGCGGCCACGATCTATAATCTGGGCGCCGTTCGAAGCCACCGGCTTCCCGGGTCTTGTAGTAACGTATCGGCGTCTGCCGTACTGTCGGACGCCACACTGTATCTGTGATCGAAGAGGGGTAGTTGGGATTCTTCGGCAAATACGAATCTGGGAGCACACGGATCGGATGGAGCTCGGGGCTGTCCAGTCTTACTGGATCGTAAACAGTTGGCGTAAAGCCTGTGGCTTCCCCACCATCGTGGCCCATGAATTTTGCGTCCTCGGGGATAGTGAGCCGGCGCATCAGATCCTTATCTGGAGAGTAAAGAACTAGGAACACTCGACCGTCCGCATCTTCTTGCCCCTCCAACTGAAGCGATTGCAGAACTACAGCGGCGCCATCGTTTAGGTCCGATCCCTCAAGCCCAGTTACCACAGTACCGGGGGATAGGTTGGAAGCTTCATCGATGACTGGTTCCGCTAAATGCAGCGCCAGGTCGACGTAGTCGGAGTATAGACGCCGCTGGCGTCGGTAACGAAGAGCAACAGAGGCTACGCGGTGTGCATTGCTGCTCAGCTTCTCGAAGCGAGACCGAACTTCCTCGGTTTCCTTCTTGTTCAGATCGACCAGCATATGCGTGTCCTCCGGAATTTCATCAGTGATAGGGGGCCACAGTCGGCCAAACTCCTTACGGAGAATGGCCTCATGCTTCGAGTCTTCCAGGCCCAGCTTGCACATACAGACAACCACTTCGTCTGGCTCGCCGGGATCAGGATCGTCAAGTTTGACGGTGATTGCTGGTGGCTCAAGTTCTATCTTGTCACCATACCGACTAGCTTGGACAGCGATGTCCGCAATAATGCCAGGACCCAGGGGGGTTTCCACCCTCTGGCCAATGCGCAGTACATCAAACGTTTCCTCTCCGGAGACGTCTACTGCGTGGTCCGCCTGTTTCTGATCGGTAGGCATGGCAGAATGCTCTACTTGCGCTTTTTCTTCTGATGCTTCTTGGTGTACCGAGTGTACGTCGGTTGGACCTGTTCCATGAACTTCTGCATCACCTGGCAGTGGTTCTTCAAACGGCTTATCACTTTCTGTGTGCCGTTTTTGTTGTCCAGGTCGGTAAGCATTTGCTCGGCGATCTCCTGCACGTGCCCAGCATGTGCCTTGAGATTATCGGCGATGTTTACCAATGCAGCACGATCTGCTGCTCGGGCGATGTTCTCTTTGACATCGTCCACAGAAATCTCTTTGGATGCCAATCGGTATACACGGCCCTTAACTTTGATAACTTTAGGAGGCTGCTTCGACATCGGTCACTCCTATACCTTTTCCAGGTACCCTTTCGCAGCGTCGAGCATTTTCAATAGCTCTTCCTTCTTGGCTTCAGCGTCTTCATCGCGTTTCTTTTTCCGAAGCGCACGTAGCACAGGTACACCTTGAGCTAGCTCTTTGAGCATTGCTGCGGCCATGCCGCTGGCATCTGTCATTAGGAGCTTGCCTGGAGAATACGCGACGACGTAGATTCTCCCTTTATATCGGATGCGTTTTGGTACCATCTATCTACTCCTGCAAGAGAAGAGCGCTGATCTCAGTCGCCGCAGCGCCCAAGTATTTATCTGGGCCTACCCGAAGAAGGTGTCTACCTTCCTCAGAAATAGCTCTGTAGGCTTTGCGCGAAGCGGCCAATACTTGAGGAACGATGGCGCGCAGCAACCTGGAGTACGTAAGTTGCACGCCAGAGAGCGCCTGGAATTCCTCTTTGCGCAACTGCAAAGCTATAGCGCTCATGATAGCTTTACTCATGAGCACAGGAACATCAGGATCTGATGCTACCCGCTTCTTCGCATCCTGCAAAAGAACGGTGAGTGGGGTAGCCGCTATCCTAGCGCGCAGCGGCATACGGTCACTCTGCCTCGTCTTCGGGAAGCTCCTCTTCGAGCGGCGCCTCGTCCTCGTTGGGCATGTCTTCGAGGATCTTGATCACGTCCTCGATGCCGTTGAGAGCCGCCTCGAAGTCCTCGTCCACTTCGAGATCTTCAGGAAGTTTGTCGAGGATGGTCTGCCAGTATTCCTTGAGAGCGTCGACGAGCTCGACTTCGTCTTGCTCTTCTTCGAGATGCTCCTCATCCTCCATCTCGGGCTCGTCCGGAAGCTCGTCTTCATCAGCACGGATGTATAAATGTCCGGCGTAGCGGACCATCTCTGGAGTAGTTTCTTGGGAGCTCATTGATGTTGCCTTCTTGTTTTGTTTATCTAGAGCGCCGTGTTTGCGCCATTGTATTGCGCGTTCCTGCTTCTCAGCAGATTCCTTATTGGGATGCCTACCGAGGAGCTCTTTGCCATCGTGTGTATATAAACACACTTCCTGCTCGGACTTTGGCCGCTTAGGATCGTAATCCTCTTTGCGACAATCTTTTATGACCGCAGTGCGCCGCATGTGTTAGCCATCCCACTCCGTCTCGCGACCGCCTAGATGACGCTGCAGAAAAGATCGTAGGTCTTCTGCAGCTGTACGTTCTGCGTCTGAAGCAGAGCTTTCATCGATGAACCACGTAAGCACATCTACAGCAGCTTCCAGCTCTTCCCAAGAGGCCATCGTCTGCTGACCGCGTACCGTGCGACTCACCAGCGCGTAGAGTGGATCTCCCTGCCCACGATGCAAATCTGCTAGAAGCTGGTGGTCCGACCTTCCAAACTTAACCGGAATGTCATACACAGGCTTCTCTTCGTACGGATCTGGTTGGCGCTCTTCCGGCCATGGGTAATCGATGGCTGCCTTTTTCTTCTTGCCTTTGGACTTCTTTTTCTTCTTGCGTGGAGCTTTGCGCCAGTCTGGGCCCTCGATGCGATCGGCTAGTGAAGCGCAGAATGCACCAGGATCGTCGATCTCCTTGGCGCTCTTAAGCTCCTTGACGCACTTGGTGACTTTATGTTTGGGCATAGATTCCTTACCATCATCGGTAAGGAGGGTTTTCCAAAACGCCTCTGCGGATTTTTTCGTCCAGCCCTTAGGTAGTTTTCCCCAGGGCTTGTCTTTCTTACCCTTCTTCTTGGCCGCGTGGACAACAACACCTTGATCCTCTTCAACCAAGCGGTACACGACACCCGCCACCCTGATGGCTTTCGGTGGTTTGCGGTCGATGTGCTTATACACATGACCTCTTACACGGATGAATTCAGGTGCATCGGACATTGGATCCATCTCCCGCATTGGTTCCTCACGAGCATCCCCATGCTCCACGAGCTCCAACCTCTCGTAGTAGTCTGGGCGCTCCATGAGATGAGCCCACGCGATCTTTCCGGTTAACTGAGGATCATCGTTGGTAACGTTCGCTTCCGGAAAACGCTTACCGTGCTCCAGCTCGACGTCCATTCCTTTACGCAGCTGCTCCACGGTAAACAGAACATCGTTCCAATCGATACCAATATCGGTGGCGGTTCTAGCAGCTTCCTCTAGAGTGAAGCCTTTTTTAGCTGCGGTGCGCATAGGTGGTTCCTACACAGCGTCGGTAGAGTCTTCGAGGACAACAGTTTTGCCGTCCAGCACGTCTTGGAGAATTGCCCCAGCATCGTTGAAATTCTCGTGAAGATACTTCCGCGCTTCCTCTAGGGGAAGACGGTCCAGCCTTTTATCGATGTTCACGTTCCATTGATACCTGAAGGTACCACGCATACGTGAAGTGATTTCGCCTGCAACCGCCTCGCGGTTCAGCCCCATAACTTCAAGCAGAAGCGCTTCAGGTCCCTCTTCTTCCACCACATCACCGTAATCAGGGCTATGGTGAGAATGGGTTTCGCTCACGTACACACGACCGGCCCACACATCCTGTGGAGCTCCTTCAGCGGTTACAGGCTCGCGGCGTTCGTAGCGTTGCCCGTTGACACGAATATATCTGGGAGGAATACTGGACATCGTTGATTCCTTACGCGCGCTTTTGTACTTTGCCAAGAGCTGGCCTGCGGCTTCTTTTCTTGGGACGCTTACCGCGAGCTGGGGTACCACTTGGTGGCTTTGCTGAGGGCTTGTCGATCTTTGGACGCTGCTTGGGATCGTACTGAGCGATCTCGTTCTTGACTTTTTTCAGCATCCCCTTGAACTCTTTGAATTGACGTTCAGTAAGGATCCCACGCCCTGTAACCTGGTTGGTTAAAGATCTACCAACCTCCAACGCGTTTTCTAACGCCCCTACCAATTCCGGTGTTCCGACGATCAGCGTGGCCAACGCTCGGTATACCTTGGCCGCTGTTTGTGGATCTTGAAGGTTAGCGTACACCTCTTCCATGGAAGGATTGAGGTATTGATCTTTTAGTTTTATGGTGAGATCTCGCGAAATGTTATTGATGTACCCCACCATATTATTGAGTGTATCGAGGGTAGCAGATAGTGTTGGAGCGTTGTGGTACGCGTCGTGGAGCGCGTTTACTGTTACGGCACCGTCCGGAATATCGTTGATGAGCTTTTCATAAGCTTCTGGATCGCTATCACGCAGCCCCTCAAACCACTTTCCGAGCTCCCTGGTAACTTTTTTCTGCTCTGGTACGTCTTCGGTACGCGGGAGATCATGGCTCGGTCCTGGACGAGAAAGCGGGCCCATCTCTGATTCTTGGTGAATGTCCTTGCGTGGCATTCTGAGCTCACGCGGGAGATCGTCTGCCACGATCTCGTACGTTGCCCCCTTGTAATTGAACGTGAGCATCTTTGGGCGCGGCGGCGCTTCGTACGAAGGCATTTCGCGTTTCGGTCGACGCCTGGATTTTGCTGGGTAGTCGCGCTCGTACCTCGAAAGTAGATCAGAGGCATGCGCAGCATCAGCATCAGAAGGATCGCTGTAGTCCAGGTAATTGCTCAACGCTTCCTTAAGCGCGGCTATCTCCTCATCCGACACCCAAATCTCGCTGCGGCTCTCCAGCTTCTTACCGCGGGCTTGATTCAGCATTTCACGGAGGAGGCCGTACTTTGCATCAGGTAGCTTAGAGAGGAGGGAGTAGTCCTCCTTGGACAACCGAAAAGCAATGTCCTGCTCGTCGGAAAATCCCATCTCACGTTCTTGCTGCGAAAGCGGAACTTCTTCCTCGCCGAAATTGATTTCTTCGATGTCTTCTTGCCGCACTTCTTTGACAAGCTGCTCTTGGGTTTTACGGGGCTTCTTTGCTTCAAGCTCCGTCATACGACGCTGTACTTCCTCGTAGGCTTGCTGCTCTTCGTCGGAACGCATGCGCTGTTTGGTGGGATCATAACGTTTGCTGCGATGAGGAGTAACGTGCTCGATATCTCCGAGCATTTCTTCCAAAGCTTTTTCACGCAACAGTTTTACAAGATGGCTTGGGTCACGCTCAGCCACGATCTCGTAGACAGCTCCCTTAAAGGAAATGCGTTTGGGGGCAGCAGGAGCAGCCACAAGCTGATACAAAACTCCCTTGTGCCGCACAAAGGTTGCTTTCTTTTTAGAAGCCATGATCAATCCACCACTTGTAGCAAAGAAAGAGAATTATCTAGGAAACAGCGTCAAGCAGATTTTTTGCGGCTTCCGCGAGCTCTGCCTTAGCTTGCGCCACCTCTTCTGCTTCGCTGGCACTGTCGAATTTGTTTTTCGCTGCGGACAGTAGAGAAAGCGCGCTAGACACACCTGGGTCCTTCATGGCCGTTTTGGTATCGGCTGCGTTATCTTTCCGTCTGTACAGGACTCCGCCGACGCGGATAAAGGGAGGATGCTTTACAGTTTTCTTAGCCATTTTCCTGAGCTCCACGTTTTGGATGGTCGGATCAACTACCTATTAGAACAACAGGTAGTTGGTCGAACAACCCAAAGGCAAGAAAAACCCGGGGGGCCGAAACCCCCCGGGAGGTGTCTCATGCTACACTAGCCGAGACGGACGCCCTTGGACACGCCACGGGAGTTCGCAATCACCGTCGCTTGACGGAGGAAAATGAACCAACCGCGAGCCGCACGACCCAGCATACGCTGGTCGACGACCGAGCTGTTGAGCGCGATCATGTTGGCTTTGACGCCTAGGGTTGTCGGCGAGCTCAGGAAGTACACCTCGCCTGGTTGCAGAACCTGCAAGGTGTCGTAGCGGAATCCGTCGGTGATGAGCTCAACATCACCCAGACGGCCGAGGCGGCCTTCGACAGCCAGCTCGTGCTTCTCGATCGGGGAGTACCACCTGGCCCAGTCCGCGTCTGCGAAGAGGTCGTCCCACAGGTCGACCGCCATCAGCATGTGCGGAACGGCGAGGCTCCACTGCCAGATCTGGTTGCGCAGCGTAACGAAGACTTGCGGCGTGAACGCGTTGAACGCGATGACGTCGTTGTCCGCCGGAGCTGCTTGATCCAGGAGGAACTTCGTGATGTTGTCATCACGGACCATCGTGGCTTCCAGAGCATCGTTGTACTTCTCTTCGATGATCTGTGCACCGGCCTCGTGGATCTCGGCCTCTTCCATCATCACGAGGGTCTCGATGTTGTAGCCCCTCGGATAGATGTACTTCTGCCGGATCAGAGACTCGATGGTATGGCCATCGGACAGCATCAGCCAGGAGGTAACGTCCTTCTGACGGATGCGTACGCGGGCCGTTCCACCCTCAGCGACATCCTGCTGAGCCAGGATCTTGTTCGAGAAGCCCATGCGGCCCATCGTCTCGGAGATGCTGTCGGTGAAGACTTCGCCGAGAACTTGGAATGGACCGTCGTCACGCGGAGCGCTCTCATTGAGCGCCGCAGTGACCAGGCTGGAGTCGGCCTCGGCACCCGGATCCATGAAGGAAGCCTGGGTCTCGATGCCTGGATCCTGGTGGATTTCGCCAGCGCGTGCCTGCTGCACTAGAGCATTGATCTGCTCAAGCAGCCCGGCTGCGCTGTCTTGGTTGTACTCGCCATTGGCGCCCACCATCCGTGTGGATGCAGATGCCATGACGCTGCCTGTGCGCGGATGGACCTTGAATGCTGGTCCTTGCGCGATGTCAGCTCCCCGCTTATCCCGAAGAGCCGCTTTTCCTGAAAACACTTTAGACATGGTTTTCTCCTCTTCAGGTTCGGGTTAGGCCGGGGTGATGTACTCGAATCCGAGATAGGGATCGCCCGGTGCAGGCACCGAAACCACCGTCCCGAACGCGAGACTTGTTCCACCAGCGTTTGTGACCGACATCAGACCATTGTCGTTCAGGTAGAGCTGAGCGCCAACGGTGTAGGCGTCGCTTGCCAGGTACATGGTGGTGTAAACCAGGCAATCGCCAGAGCCCACAGTCATCAGACCAAATTGGTCCTCTGCACCGCGGTTGACGTGCGACTGACGCAGGATCAGGTCACGCTCCACAGCGGAGAGATTCCAGCGATAGGTCACCAGAAGGTCGTGCTCTGCTTCGGCGTTGTTGAAGGTCATCAGACCCGTGACGGGATCGATGTCTACCTGCGTTGCGGCAGGTGCTGGCGGTGCGACGTGAGCGACGACCGTCAGCGCTGCGGCTGCGGTGACATCGTACACGTAAGCTTCGGCGGTGGCCGGAGCAGTGATCGCCAGGTTTCCGTGCGGGAGCTGGATCTGCAATGGTACGGGCGGTACCGAAATTGCAGGAACCGTGACTGCGCGCACGTCGGTGAAGGTGTAGGCGGAGATGCGCGAAATGAGCGCAACGCCTGCGGGACGCTCACCCGCTGCCATGGCGCCGGAATGGCCCAGTTGGACCACTTCGTTTCCGGCGGGCCCCGGCAGACGCGTCAGCATCGAAGCCTCCTCCACGATGTTCGTGGTCGGAGATACCTCGAATTGACGCTTCCACTCGAAGCGGCATCGGGTCATGTCCCATTTGCTTTTGACTGATGCATCTGGGAGAAGCGGCATTGTTTCTGTCCTCCATAAAAAGGGTTTACCGCTGGTTACTGTTTGCAGCGTTCGCTTTACCGCGCTGCGGGCCGCGAGCCCGAGCACTGGGGAAAAGGTTCACGGGACTAGTAATGTTGCCGCTTCGTCCGTTGAGATCCGAGAGTTAATGTTGCTTGCGGTAATCTTGGAGGAATCTCTGACAAAAGCACCCGAGCCCGCGTTTGCGATGCGAAACGCTGCGACTACAATAATGTTGCTGAAAACGTGACGAGAGTATTCGTCAAGGTAATGTTGCTATCACACTATAAACTAAGTTGGTTTCCCGTATTCATGCGGGTATGTCAACCTACTTTTTCGAGGTCTTTTCTTTCTTGTTTCTCGACGACTTGGGGTTACGTCGAATCATCATGACTTTGTACTGACGAGCTTTTTTGTTGCTCTTGTAACGAGCACGCAAATTGCCTTTGTAATCAAAGACACACCATACTTGCTCTTCTTTCGGCTTCTCGTCAGTCTGGTCTTGTGGGCGACAAGGCTTTACACCCTTCATCTTCTTCGGCAGGTTGTATGCCGTTCTAGTAGAAGACGCTTCATCCACACGCACGTAGGTGGCACCCCTAAACTTAATGAACTGAGGTTTATCTGACATCGTGGTTCCCGTCCTAGAGGCGTACACAGGCGACTGAACAAGATGAATTAAATCATTCAGCACACCCTCGTTGGTGCCGTGTTTAGATGGCCCATGTATTAGATCGCGAGCATCCTCTCGTCTGGTCATAAAACGTCGAATGGCCAGCTTGAGCTCGTTATTAGATACCCCACAGGATTCGAGCAGGTCGTCTGCCTGCTCCAAGAATAAAATGCCGGCGTCCCCTGTGTACCCGAAGTCTGTATCTTTAATCAACTGGATGGCCCGATGCAGACACCATGTACCACCCTGCGCGGTTTTTACCATGGCCTCATGAGAGCCACGAGGGAACTTTTTGCGTAAGGCTTCCAGGTCATCGGTGGACGCATGAAACGTTAGCCCAAACCGAAGTCCGTCCCTACCGGCTGCGTACTCTGGACCACCAGATTTCGCGACTTTGCTTTTATCGTTGAGGGACTGGATTACCGTACTATTGAGCACGTCCTCGATATCATAAAAAGCGTCGTCGACGTGCTCGTAACGTTCCGATAACGTTTCTGGGTCTCCTAGCTCCTCCAAGTCAAAATCCTCTACGAGCTTCTGCGCATCCTCCATAGTAAGACCGTCTGCCCACTCGTCTAAAAAAACGAGCATCCCATCATAATCATCCATATCCCAATCATCATGGATGCGAGCTATGACAGCGGAGTCTAGAGCGTCCACCGCGAAGTCGCGGGTTGCCCCGGTATATGACTGTGGGGAATGCATTATAATTAAATCAGGCCGCCGCTGCCGCCGTTGCGGAGCAATCGATTGTTGCAGTAGGAGTAGATAATCGATTTGCGCCCACGCAAATATTCCAGAAGCTTCTGGATTTCTTCTACGTCGCGATGGCCGTTTTTTCTATCCCAGTACCAACCCCCTAATGCGGAAGCGTAATAGAGGGGAGGATTTGGGCGAATGGTCAATAGTTTCTCTATACGTGCTATAGTAGCATCTCCGCCTTCGTGGCTCTCAATTTCCTTGAGCACTTCGGCAGGGATTTGCGTGATTTTTTTGATGCGCCTTACTTTGAAGGACCGGCGCCGCACATTCTGACCAGCATCCTGAAGCAGTGGTACACCAGCGCCGTCGTAGCTATGAATAAGAATTTGAATCTCAAACTCCATCCCTGTACCCTTGCATTCATCAACCCGAACGCGAGCAGATGCAGTGCTTGGTTTTTTCTTGGGCTTTTCTTCCTGCTCCTCCTCTGGCGCTCCTTCATCAGCAGCCAGAACGTAGCGGTATCCCTGGTAGCGCACCGACGCGGGCTGGTTTGTGTAAATGGATTTCGCTTTGCGTGTCATCATCTACCTCGAACCTAACAAGGTGGAAGCGGTGCACCGCAGGATCGGCAACTGGTTTCATCGCCCACAGGCGTTGTGCCACAAAACTCACAGGTGCATAGCGTCTCGCGCTCCAGGATGATAGGAATATACTTGGTATCGATGGTCATGTCCGCACGGATGAAATGCGGTTTACCACCAATTTTCAGGCGCCGTACTGTGTTCACCGTGGCAGTAGTATCTGCTCCGTTCAGCGCAATAGGAATCTTCGCGTGCGGGCGCAGTTTCAGTGCTTTGCGTGGGCTTGGTCTACCCTTCTCAAAGAACTTCTGATATTTCCACGGTACAGAATACTGCACGGCATAGCGCTCACCTACTGTTCGCAGCTGTTCAAAATCGATGCAGGTGTCTACTTTTACAAGCGGCTCCTCGGCGGACGATGCCTCCCGTCGACCAGTAAGGCTGGCAGCCCGGCGCAGACGCTCCTTGGACCATTTACCCTTTTTAGGCCAAAGCTCCAGAAGGTGCGGGAGTGCTTTGGCGAACTGCTTTTTGGTGAAGGCTAAGAGCATCGAGCTGCTATTTAAGGCCGAGAAGTTTGAGTGACTTCTGTGCTTCTTGTAGGAGAGCATCCTTAGGGGATGGATCGGCAACTACGCGACGGCTTTTCTGTTCACGCCGGAACCTGCGCTTAAAGTCGCCCACGGTCTTGGCAGCTGCAGCCGGCTTTTCTTCCTCTTCGGGTGCACCGGGGAGACCCTCCCCAGCCAAAAGAGCTTCCACGTCTTCCTCAGATACTTCTGGCACTTCTTCTGCTTCTGGTGTAGCTGGTACTGCTTCTGGAGGCTCTTCTCCCTCAGGGGCGTCTACCTCTAGAAGATCATCACCACCCTCAGAGTACTGCACAGAAAACTCGCTGGCGATGCCATCTAGAGACCGAATCACTTCCTGCATTCCGCTGGTGCGCAGGTCGCTAACGATCCCCTCAAGCCACGGGCGAAAATGCTTGACGGATTCATCGTACCCTAGCTCGCCAAGCTTCTTTTTGATCTGGCCTCCCAGCCTGGAAACGCCCTCGCGGAAGATGCGCTCTACATCTTCATTGATCGCAGCTACCGCTTCATCGTAGAGCTGCTCTCCAACTTTGGAGAACTCATCTGCTAGGAGATCAGACATGCGGCGACGCAGCGCTTCATTGGTTGAACCTGGGCGTCGATCTGTGTTTCTGCGAGCTGCAGTGCGAATCTTAACTTTGGGCATGAACTGAATCTCCTTACCGCTGGTGGTAAATACCACGCCACAGCTGGAACGCCAACTGCGTGAGCTCTTTCATGTGTGTCCGGATTTCTGTGCCCTGTGCATTGCGCACGATAGGATAGCCGCAGTGGGCATCATCGGTAATCGAAGTGTCGATCCTGGCAGCTGGGAATTTTCGTGTGAGCTCGATGTGCAGTGCGTGTGACAGCTCCTCCACCTCTTGGGGAGTAGCGTCGGAAATGTCGTAGCCGCCCAACGAGAATCCCGATCCAGCTGGGCACACGTTAAAGGTAACGGTGGCCACTTCCTCATCTGGTGGCACTCGTAGCATTTGTTCGCCCTCCCAACTACGGAGGAGAGCAACAACCTTTTTAGGGTAGGCAGCACTGCCTGTTGCTTGCTGTGGCTCAGGAAGGGCACGAGGTTCACCGGTATCAACCATTTCCAAGAAACGGGGAGGCAGTGCGCCAGCTTTCCAAGCTCCTGGAAACTCGCGACCAACTTTACCGCCGTCATCGACCATGGCCCTGAAAAGGGCTGCTGCTTCCTCTTCGTCAATGAATAAGGTAACAGGGTACTGATAAGGTCCCTTACTCGGGAACTTCAACCCTACCGTAAAAACAAATTGCCCGTCTTCAAACCGGAGCTCCCGAACATCGCTTGGGTAGTCTTTTTCGATGAGCGTGAAGTTACGATGCTCTCTAGTAGTTCCCAGACCGCCAGCTTCGTGTAACTGATAGAGCACACCTTGATAGCGGATGTAGGTAGCAGCTTTTGCGGTTTTATTGGTCGTCATGGAATCTATCCCCAAATCTTGTCAGAAAGCGCCACAACGTAAGCTGGATCTTCAACGCTGCTGCTTTCCACGAAGTAGAAGTCCTTCATGTTCTCGTAGACCAAGTGATTCCTGATCACATCATTTTTGCCTGCTCCATTGCGAATGTGGTCGCAGGTAATACGACCGTCACTATGGAACTTGCACCAAGGCAGTGAACATTCGGTGCGCTCCACTAAAGCGCCCATGCTGTGCCCGATGCGGTTGGCTTGTTGGACCAAACCAGCAAGACGGCGGTCCTTACTGCGGTCAAACGCTTTCAAGATCTTGGTGTGCCACACCCCACGGAAGCGTACCAAACTGGCGTCGAGGATCACCCCTTTTGCCTTGGTATCGTCCATGTTATCGTGATCTTGGTGGACCGGTTTCCCAATGAACGTCTGGTACGCCACCCGACCGATCGGGGTGCGCCAATCAGTCAACTCTTTATAAGAAAAACTGTCCATATTGCGGTTGGGGTAATCAGCCACAACAATAGGAACGTCGACGATCACGTAGTCTTGGATCTTTGGGCTGATGTGATATTTGGCTGCTACAAAAGGAAGCCAGCTAATATCAAGGAAGCCGCAAGCACAGTTGCCAGTAGCTGTTAGCTCGGCTCCTGCGATACGGATTTGAGACCCAGATCGGTGCTCTTCGAGCTTGCGCCCCTCAAATACGCAGGGCTCATCGATGAACTTTTCTCCATCGAAGCGGCGAGATAAAAAGGATTCGCCAACGTGAAGCCCTGGACCGAAAGGCACTGCCGGAGATGTAATAGGTGGTGGAGCAAAATCCATGGTTTCTCTGCGGCGTTAAGGCGTCGCATCCTCCAAAAGCTACGCGAGCTGGTAAAGGCTCACGTAGCTGCGTGCAGAACACGACTACAGGGTTACCACTTCTTGGGGGTGCGGAAATTGGACATAGCAGCCTCAGCCATACGACCGCCGAGATTCAGCTGTCTCTGCCACACTGCCTTCTGAGCGCGCCAGTTGGTGGTATCCCCCTGCGTTGCCGCCTGGCGAGTTGCCGCCTCTTGTGCTTTCGAAGTAGGAGAGGATACAGTGCGCAGCGGTACGTTGGCGGGGATTTCGACAGGCTCGCTCGGAGGAGCTGTTTGGGCCACAGCGATCTCGTCATCGTGGCGGACATACCCTGGATGCCGATAAGGCATCGCAGTGATTTCCTTGATGTGGTGGTCCAGAACACCTTCGGGAGCTCCCAACCATTCCTCAGCTTTCGCGAGGACGTTGGCGAAGTACTGCTGACCTACCTCACGGAAGGCCTCCTCGATGATGTCGATGGCATAGTTCTCGTCCACACCCGCCGAACGGAACCCACTTACGAGAGCATCACGAAGAGGATTGTCGAGGATGTAGTTTTTGAGCGACCCTTGTAGAACGATGTTGGCTGTATTCAGCAGCGCATCCTTGGTGTCGGCCATGCGCTTGCGGTAGTCGGCTTCCATCTCTACTGTGGCAGCCTGCTTCATTTGAGCGGCCACTTCACCGCTGGATGCCTTTGCGCTGTATGGACGTGCGTTGAGCGTGTTCAGCATGTCGTCCAGGCCGAACTGACCGATCCCCTTGATGACGTAGTTGGGATACTCGTCCATCATGAACAGATCGCGGATCTGCGGGTTGTCTGGCTGGTCGGCAAACGCAACCTTCGCAACCGGATCGCCGTCAATCATGACGACGTAATGCGGATTGTCTGTCTCCTCATTGGTGAGGAATAGGTCCACCCGCTCCGGGTTCACATTGGCGTAGCTCTCGATGTCGCCAATCGTCTCGTAAACGACGTCGGTAGACTCAGGTGCGGCATCTGCCTCGACAGCGGCCTCCTTCTTGTCTTTGTCCTCTTCCTCTTCCTCTTCCGCGCTCACGACCGCTTCTTTTTTGTCTTCCTCATCATCGACGATTTCTACATCACCTTCATCGACTTCGAGGATACCTTCCTCAGGCTCCTCTTCCTCCGTCAAAGGTTCACAACCTGGAGGGCACGGACCTGCGGGCTGATCTGGCGCTTCCATCATCTCTTCGCCGAGATCCATGGTCAGCTCCTCCTCAGGCTCCATGGCCTTGCGCAGGAGGTCCGCAAAAGTCATTTTCGCGGCGGTCTTGGTAGCGGCCTCTTTGTCCTCGCCTTTTTTGAGGGTCATGCAGGCTTCTTTCTCGTCATCAGCAGCGGCCTCTTCTGGCGCTTCCGCCTCGTCAAGCACTTCCACTTCGTCCATGGCTACCTCGGGGGCATCCATGTACTCGCGCATTGCTTTCTCATCCATGGCCACTTCCGGCTCTTTGTTCTCCTTGGGCATCGCTTCTTCCTCCATTGTGGCCACTTCGGGCTCCTCTTCTGCAGTTTTTTCTGGTTCGCCTTCCTTGTCACGAACGTTTCCAGCTTCGACTTCTTCAGCAGAGGCACCGTTGCCTCCACCGTCTCCACCACCATCACCGTCGCCTGCCATTTCCGGGAAATCAGCGAGCATCTCTTCCTCGCTGGTGTACTCCACCACGTCTGGTTCATCGTGGTAGATGTCACGCGGCCCCGGTTTGTGGGGAGGTTTTGGAGCCAACTGCTCCACGACGTCTACCTCTTCCACTGGAACGTCGACGATCTCTTCTTCTGACGGCACATCGAATTCGTCTAGAGCTTTCTCAGGATCAAACTGATCCCCTGGAATTCGATCGGAACGACGCTGTCGGTACTTACGCGTGGTCCGACCTTTCAGATCGCGATACGCTCGCTTTCCTCTCTCTTCTGTTGGCATGACAACAGTCTCCTTGATGTTGCTGGCAAATACCTGCCGTGGTTGGAAAGGGTAATGTTGACAGGCGTAATAAAAAACTGCTAGAGCCCTAACAGTTTGAGATACTCACGAAGTTCCTGCAAATCTCTTGCAGCCCGCGCTTTCTTTTCCTCTGCAGCTAATTTATCGTCTATGGCTGACTCGTGAAGTCTTTTAAGCAACGGTGCTGCTTTACCCCAGAGTCGATCTGCTTCGGTTTTTGCACGAACGTAAGTTGATCCTTTATACAGTAACTTCTTTGGAGGAGTCTTTGCATGAACCATATCTATTTTCTCACGATTTTGGAGTGCAGCTCCTCAGGCAACACGCGCTTAAGCATGTCCACATCTTCTTCACTTTCAGCCAAAAAGTGAAAACTCCCCACTACCACGTCCTTAAGCACTGAGTGGTCGCCTTGCAGCAAGTACTGTTTGGCTGTGTTTGTGTCGGTATCGAGGTAAACCAACCTATCGATCGAAACGCCTCGCGGGTCGGAAGCACGCAGACAAAGAATTACTTCCACGGGGACATTTCGGGCTTCTATGCGCATAGCAATGCTACCAGACTTACCTAAGCACGGCGGCCAGGTAATCGACCACTTGACCTAACTCATCGAATTGAGCCGACCCACTCTTCTTCTGATACGTGTACGAACACGTTACAGGAAAGTCGCAGTTCGTGTTGGCCAGTTTTAAGGTTACAACAGCGTGGTCGGAGCCACGCACACCAAGTTTGATGTTGAAGGTGTAGACGGTCGTGCTGGTAGCAGATACTATTACATTCTGCGCGCAAAGGCGATCCTTGATAGCTTGGCCCAATTCTCCCATGGCTTCCCCACAAGTCTGCACAGTAAGGGGAAACCCATCTAGGACGTTTCCGTTCCTAGAGTCACCACAACCAATTGTGAAATTGTAGCAAGATGGGGGGCAACACTGCTCGGAAGACCTCCCCCATACTTTGCTCCATCGTACCGCCATGATAGACCTGTAATGGTGGTTATTTACGGGCTTTCAATTATATACTAACTTCAGATTGAATACTGGTTGGGATTACTACGGAAGGTGGGTTCTTGGGGCATCTCGTAGGGATCGTCGGTGTGGTACAGCAAATCTATCTGATCGGCCAGGGCACCGTCCGGAGAGATATATGCCTTATACCTCAAGGGACGGCCGGCTAGCACTTCTTCTAGGGAAGGTGGGATTTCTTCCGTAAATTGCACCACACCAGTAATATGGAACCCCAAGGATGGGTCGCCCTGCTCAGATATCGTAAAGCTGTTGCGTAGCTCTACAGGCACACGCAGCATCAACTTGATTTCTCGTATAATCGGCTGCAAGTATTTTTGCCACTCTGCAGCTGGGCTATCCTCCACCGCCTCTACCATCTCTTTTTCAGTTGGCCCTTCAACTCCCTCGGGAGCGTCAGGAGCAGGATCTTGTGCTTCTCTGCGAAAGTTACACGGCAGCCGAAGCGAGTCCGCAGACCGACGTAGCGGAATACCATCCGCGGGAAGAGGGCTTTTCTCATCAGTTGTCATAGAAGATATTCCTTACCCTTTGGTGAATGGATTATTCATCACACCGGCGAGGATTTGCGACTGCTTCAGACTGTTCTCGGCTCGTGGCATTACGCCGTCAAGGTTGACGACCTCAGATATGTTAGCGTTCACCCTGCGACCGCTACACTTCGCGATCTCAGACAGCATCACAATTTCGTTTGTGATTGCTTTTGTAAGCCCATTACCGTTCATTCTGCCGACGATATACTTACGTAGAAAATCGAAGGCTTCTTCAGAGAACGGAACAGGAGGAACGTAACCAAGGCGCATAGCTATATAGTGCACTACATTCGCTTGCATACGATCGAGCCCCTCACGGCGGCGCAGCTTACGCTGCAGCTTAGAGGACAAGTCTAATCGCTTCCGCGGGCTTGGATCTGTTCTATCAAGACGGTCGAGTATTTTCGCTACCTGCCTCCGAGACATTCCGAAAAGAGATCCATCCCCATCCCAAAGAGGGATCCGCTCTAAGTCTCTTACTATATTGCTTGCGCTAACATTCCGGGCTTGGACCAAGCGGGAATTGGTAGGCTGTACTGGGAAACGCGGATCCTCTGTAGAAGCACCTGCACCTCCTGGGCCAGCCTCTTCAGCCGGCGCAGCTTCGGGGGGAGGAGCGGCTTCTTCGCCGCCACCAATAGGCGTCTCTTCTCCAAGCCCCAACCCTTCGAGCTCTCCCCCTGGCGCCTCTGTTTCCAGCCCCTCGAACTCTCCGAAGCCTTCTCCTTCGAGTCCAGGAATGCCTCCCTCTGCTCCGCCCACGGCCCCTTCAGGACCTATACCGTAAGAAGCCGCCAGTTTTGATGACGCAAGCTTGTGCTGATATATCTGTTTTTGCGTTTCAAGATCTGAGGGGAAAGACTCCAGCGCTTTGTCTAGATCGAACCCAGCCACCTGTGCGCGCATGCGAATAGGGATAGGAATCCCTTTTTCCTCCAACCCATCTAATATGTCCATGTACTCACGGTCTGCTACCGGGCTGAGCGGCTTATCCCACTCAACTGTTGGGATCTGATATTCAGGCTCAGAGCCTCCCCTACTCCGTGGGCCACCTGTGCGTACTCGGTGGGAGAGCTCGGCCTCAGATCGCTTCTTGAAACCATGGATCTGTGCGAGCTGCAGGAACATCTTCTCTAACAGAATCTTCTGGGTGAAGTAAGTACGTACCGCACGGACCTTCTCCAGGAAAGTACTAAGAATCATCTCCATGGAGTTCCAGTTCGCCTCGCCAGACATAAAGGTATCTGATATGCCTAGGGCGCGCATTTTAGCTTCGGTCAAAAAAGTCCACTCGTCAGAGAGTTTCCAGAAATCAGCAGATCCTCCTCCAACAGGATTAACAGTGACACCTTCACGTGTGATGACTTTTCCGCCAATCGGATCTTCCTCCGCAGCGAAAAACAGATCAAGCACTTCTGCCATCTCAGAGTCTTCGGCGTCGGGCCAAACAGTGATGTGCCATAGCGGACCAGCGCGCCGTCGTGCCCCTGCAATGGATGCATCCAAGAGAGCTTTCTCGTAAATCTTGAATGGCATGATGCGCGTCAAGTATGACGTGCCGTAATGATCCGTCGAGAAAACGCGCCGCGGCAGGAACATGGTATTCTCAGGCGCTAGCGGGATCGGCGATCCTGCCGCCATCAAACTAACAAGCACTGGGTCGATTTGTTGCCGCTGCATCACTGCGCGTGGATCTGAAGATACAGCCCACTCACGCATCTCTTGGTTAGGCTGAACATCAATAAGCGGGTCTAACCGAGGTACAGGCGGAACCTTGATGGAGACGTAGTCTAGGTCATGCGGAATAGTGTCTGTCCAGTATCCCAGGCGGTCGTCGAACAGCATATGGAAAACAAATTTGCCGAAGGTCAGGTAATCTGACAGAAGCATCGGCATGATAGGAATAATGCCGCTAGCATCCACTGCATCCCGGAAAAACTTTTCTAGCTTAGGGTCGTTCAAACCTCCCAAGACTATGTTGGAGGAAAAGGCCAGATCGCGCCAGTATTCTGTCGCAGGCCCTGCAATCGGATCGAACATTATGAGGTTTCTGAAGATCTTGTTTTGCGTTTGGGGATCCGCTGGCATGAAGTCTTCAGCCAGTGTTGGATCCTCAGCGCGCTCAAATACAGGAGAGTATCGTTGGTGCATTCCCCCGCCAGGCATCATTGGCGAGGTGATGTTGGTGGCTGCGGTTCCGTAGCGACGCTGGGCGAGCGGAGACGAGCTATGTCTGCGCATCAACGCAGCCGTACGGGTGTTGACTCGCCGCAGTCTCCCCTCCGTCATGTCGAATTTGACTTTAAACATCCCAACCTCTATAACTACGGATGTTTGCGCGCCCTGCTACTAGTCTTTCCAAAGGGCCACCTTACAGCTCTTACAATGCTTAGCTTTCCGGTAGTCGGAAAGCTTCACGTCACTCATCTCTCTTTTACAGCGTGGACAGAGATTTTTGCCGCGGAGCGATTCGATTTCATCGAATTTGGCAGTTGGGCTGAGAGGCTCGTCTGGCTCTACCTCCCCTACTTCGGTGCCTGCTGTCACGATCCTGCTGGGAGCGATCCGCTCCAAGACGATCTGTGTAGCGGTCGCGATGTGTGCTCCAGCTATTTCATTTGGAAAACCGGCGCTACGCAACGTCCCTACTAAACGATGCACCGTTTGTGTATCTTCGATCTGTGCTTTTGCGCAGGCTTCGGCAACCAGTTGGTAGATGTTCATGGGCTTCCTCTTAGTACGTCGACTTTATTGGTTGTAGTACAAACCACTAGATCGGCCTGCACCCAAGCCGCGCGGTCCTGCGGAACTGCCGCGACCTAAACCACCCCGCTCACTGGCACCTCGGAATATTCCGACAGACTGAGAACCAGGAGCTCTTCGGCGACGTCCAGCTACATGCTTAAGATAGTCGTCTCGGTGTAGACGGACGTAAGCGTGCATCAGGGCCGCTGTACGGAAAAGGTCATCGGTGCCCTTATTTGGCTTCACCGGAGGCTTATTCCCAAACTGCTCCACAGTAGTAAGCTGTAAGATGAAATGTGCCCTCGGATGTCTGGAACGCATCTCCTGCACACGTTCCATGAAAAGATCGTCAATGTCTACTTCTGGGACAGGGAAACGCGCGTTGGCAGCAAGTAGATCATTCTTGAACTCGCGATAGTCTGACGGCTTTAGAGTATACCTATCAGCGTTCACATCATGGTTCGTGCGCAAGTCAATTACTTGATGAGCAGAATTCCAGCGGTCGAAAACCACATGCAGGGGACGGAACGCTTCCACCAAGGGCAAGATGACTTCATCGTAGCACCAGGCAAGGTCTACATGAAACCCGCGATAGGGAGCTACCTCCAAGAATTCCTCGTATGCCACTCCAGGTATATCGGGATCAAAGCGTCCCAGCCCTAAAGCGAAGCTGTTGCTCACCTCTCCATTGTCCACCGCCATGATGCGCGCACCGTAAATATCATGGCGGATGTCACTGATAATTGGGCGCAGCAAAGGCATCTGCATGGCACCGCCCATCACCTCAGTAACCTTATAGGTGAAGAGAGGCTCGCGAGCCTCTTGCTCCACGAGCTCTATGGCCACGTTTTGATCGGGGAAATAGGGGCTGAGCGCTCGGGATGGAATGGCACAGAAGTCACGCTTGTATGACTCCGGATCTCCAGCTTTTTGCTCGCGGATCGTGTCCTCGTCTTCATCTGGATTCACGTCCCAAGTAGCGAAATGTGTAGCGTACATCCGCGGGTTTTCGGTTGCTACTGCATGCCGCTGCATGATTGGATCGTGCGCCGTACATGGACTGGAAATATTAAACATGTACGCATCGAGAGCATTGTAGTCTTGTAGACGCTTGCGGCGCTTGTTGGCCTGCGTCCTAATAGTCACCAGGCTGTTGCTCAAGCTGTTGAATACCTCGGTGCCATCCTTCACATTAGACCGGCGTTTTCCATCCTCAGTGTGGTTAAACCAACCAAGCTCATCCAGTGTAGCGAAGATGCGCGTGGCGCCGCGAAGGTTGGTAGTATTGGCAGCCAAAGGTCGTAGAGAAATACGCTTCCCAGGAAAAAGGATGAACGTCTGGGCAGCGTGGTATAGAGGAACGCCTACACGCTTCCCTTCCTCAATGATATGCCTCTTCACCTCCCTGAACCAGGGAGCGGATTCATACGCTTCTCTAAACGGCATCCAGATGTTATCGTTAATCTGTCTCACCGTCGGTGCCACAAAGGCCGCCTCCAGGATGATATTCTTTGGGCGATTGAAATACCTCGGAGGGTTTGGAAGCGCAAGATACCGATGCAGGATGTAAGGGAAAGCAAAAGTAGCTATCGTAAAAGACTTTCCTGCACGCTGCCCCCACACACCAGTGAATTCATTGGGCGCCACAGGGCGCATCCGGACCGATCCCTCAAAATCATTGTACTGCGCAAAACGTGGATCCTTGATCCAGTCATCCAGCATTTCGGTACGGTTGCGTTTACATTTCGGGCAAATCCCGTGCTGCAAAAGCACGAAGCGGTCGAGCACATGGTTGATGTGATCCTCAACCGGGACGTCATGCACGTACTCAGCGTCGGAACAAAAGTAGCATACGTCCGCGAAAAACCGGGCTAGTATCTGCACCTGGCGCGGCCAGAGCTCTCCACTAAAGCCTAGGTACTCTGTCCCCCTACAAAACTCAATAACGTTGGGAGCAACTGGAAAGCTTTCTTCTGTAAAGACAGACGGATCCAGGTCGGCGCTGATCGCCAGGTCCATCAAGGCTGTTGGATCTTCGATGCCGTCGGCTGAGGTAGACTCAGCCATTGCTGACAAGGCAGCATAAATATCCCGAGGAGGCTTACGGGGCTCGGGAGACCCCGCTACCGCTTCGATGGTCGGTGAAGGAGGCGGTTCAGGTGCAGGCTTCTTTTTGGATTTGGCAGCTTTCTTTTTCTTAGGCCTACCAGGCTTGCGCTTCTCAAAGCCGAACGCGTCCGCGCTTACCTTCTTGGGTTTGAATGTCTTGGCCAGTTTCATGCTGCCTGATGTTTCCGTAATAGCGTATATGAACTACAAGAGCCCACATCAACGTAGCTACCTGCTTTGTTTGTTGGAGGCTTTCTTCACTTGCGGATAATGACCGGTGCGGTGCTTGTGCAAACGCTGCAAACTTTGAATTAACCGCTCGGCCTCCTTTTTTGTGTCCTTAAGTTCCTCCATGAACTCTGCTGCTCGATCTCTCCCATTTGACCGCATGATCCGTATCACTCCGGTAATAGTTCGTGGATAGTTTTCAGGATCTTTCGCATTGTCCGCAACAGGCTTCTGCTCATCTTCCGATTCAGGTGCGGCAGTCTTTTTTGCAGTCTCGGAGTCCTCTATAGTGGCTACTTCTGCCTCAAGCATTTCCCCACTTCCTCCATTCTCCGTGTCCTTTCCCATTGAAGCCCTTCCTTCTTAGGGACTTCTAAAACAATTTCACTAGCCGATCAACCGCTTCTGCCTGTTGTTTAATGAGATCCTTAAGAGTAGCCAGGTGATCTTTCTGCGCTTGGAGGTCATTGTTGTAAGTGTTGCGGTCGACGTATTTTCCTGCGCACGCTGTTTGGTGCGTTAGTACTTCCCTCTGTGCCTCTGCGAGTCCCTTTTGCGCTTCATCTAGTTCTTTCTGCAGTCGAGTCAGGATCTCTTTTTGCTGCTGGTGCTCACGAGAAAATTGCTGCTTAAGATCATCCAGCTTACTATCCTGTAGCTCTTTTTCCGCCTGTATCCTTTTACGGATCAGATAGATGATGATCGCAAAGATTATAGGGGCCACGATGCCTGCTACTGCTAGCACATCGCGCCAAGTAATTCCCTTCTCTGCCTCCGCCGCCGTGAACACCAACCCTAGAATAGGCATCAGGGCAATCAGACGGTATCTCTTCATTGGAAAGTGACCTGACCAACATAGCTTATGAGCGGAAGTCCCTGTTGGTGGAGACTTCCACTACCTCTACGAGCTTGGCTCGCATAGCATCGTCCGGAATAATGGAGCTCTCGGAAATGAATTTGGCAACCGAAAATAGAAAATCTCGGTCCACAGATTGATCTGGATCAGGAGTCCCCTTAGACGCCTCCATTTCTGATAGCGCAAGCAATACTGATTTCATGGCACCTCCCAGCGCCGCGGCAGCACTGGGGTAGGAACCATCAAGCTCCTCACCGTTTCTTAGAACAGTGAAGTCCACGCCGTCATAATTGACGATGCTGTACTCATCCTCCCCCACAGAAATAGAAATAGGCATGTTGGGATCGGGAGGAACAGGCTCACTCTCGTGCGAAGGATTGGCTACCGCGGTAATAATGCTAGAGCGTGCGCCATTGCCCCCTTTACTAGATTGTAGAGTGAACGTAAAGCGGGGATGAGTAGTCTCGAAATCTTCCAGGATGTCCGCAGCAACAGCGTTTACAGAAGCTTCGGAGTTAGCAGTCCATTCCAACTGTAGCTGTGCTCTTTCTGCGTCTACTGCTTTCGCAACAACATGCCGTTCGGACAAGTAGCGAACAGGCACGCGTAATAGAATAGCGTCGTACAACTCTGAAAGCAGTTGAATAGGTGTCGGACTTTTGTTTTCCATTGGGGTATCCTGGACTACGTGGCACAATCCCACCCTAGGGGATCCACTGCCCTTATAAGAGAATAACTAAATTTGGGGGATATGCGTCGGAAAGGCTAGGATTACGGCCGAGTGGGCTTCAAGCGCGGGGTAGGCTTGACCGCTACAACAGCTCTACGTGGAGGGGGTGTCGTGGGGAGTGGTGGATAAAAGCGTGTTTTGATTTGCGTCAGATACCGACACTGCCGACAACGCCGCTTGGATTTGATCTGGTTCCGCGCCCCATACTCGAAGCAGGACAAGATCTTCCAGTACGCCGCGTGCCCGTAGCACTTGTACAAACTACGGCGGCAGCTCATGTACCTACGGTGGTACTCATCCTTCGTCTCCCTCGCAAGATCACGGCGCATGAGGTGGCACTTATAACGCTTCTTACACTTGTAAGCTGTCTTATAGTATGGACCCTGGTTATAGCGGTTGAGCACGCAGCGACGCAGTGGCTTGCTGAAGCTCTTGTACTTCTGGCACCATTTGACGTGGTGAGCTATTTCCTCGGCACTTTTGTAGAATGAGTACTTCAGATTACGCCGCAGCTTGTAGCACTGAGTTTTCACGTAGGCGCGAGATCCGCGTACGTGATGCTGCGTCATGCCGCAGTCGGCAAAGCATCCGGTAGTACGTAGATTGAGCTTGCAGGGAGCGTTGATGAGGATCAAGCTCCGGAAGTCGGATTCCATGCGAGCCAGTGCGATCATGAAGGTTGCATTCACACCGGTCTTCTCTTGCGCATGGAGAGCTGCCTCAGCGATCTTCTGTACTTTTTGTGGAGGCATAGGCACGCCGGGATCCTTGATCGCCATGATAGACTTTTTGAGGCTCTCAAGCTTCTTTACTCTAGCTGGTCCTGGCGCTGGCACCGTCGTGTTCAACGTGAACAGTGGATCGGTAGCGAAGACCAGGAAGGAGGGCAGCTTGTTTCCAGATCCTCCTCTTGCGCTAAGGCCCGCATCGGTGGCAGGTAGTATCATGACTATCAGTCCCACCATGATCAAAATAATACGTCTCATACCTTCTCTCCTTTGTTTAGAGCTGCGACGTCCCCTGCGACCAGAGGCAAATCAGCCGTGGTCTAACTTACGCGCTGGACGTGAGTGGCGAAGGGAGGTCGCGCCCAATTACATGCTACCAAGCAAGCTGCTTAGCGGCTAGTATTCAGACTATTACATAGCTAGTGGATAGGTTCCGATGAATCGGAAGAGGATTCCAAGGAGGGGGGTAGGGATTTGTTTTTGGACTTTTTATTACCGCCAGAAGCTAATATCTCTGGTAGCTTCTCGATGACCTCTTCTGCTTCTCCTTTCAAGCGAGACGCAAACCGGCGTAAGTTCCGCTTAACGGCTTCGTCAATCGACTCGAAGTTTTCTTGACCCAAAGAGGCAATGAGCTCGTCGCGTAAACGGTTGCCTTCTTCTACACTAGCGACCACGCATAGACGGATTATGGGGTTGACCACTTTCCGTACTATTTCTTGGGCGAGCTCGTCTGAAGGACGAATGCGGTCCATGGCCATGATAATCTCACGCGCCTCGCGCACGAGATTAACGTAGTGGCTCATGGCATGCTGGTTGGCTTCCGGATCGTCATCGTAATCTTTCTTCCGATCGTCCGCGGCCTCTCTTATATCGCGCAGCAGCGTATTGAGTAGCTCATGACCAGTAGTTGGAAATGCGGCACCGCACCTCTTTATGTGCTCCTCTAGCAGCGCAGAGCTGATGAAATGCTTGGACGCTATCTCCTCAACAGACAAAGACCCCTCGGCGATCTCCTCGTCGATTTCCCGCATAGTGCGGATCGGAAACTCTCTACACAGATCACATGACATGGGAATAGTATACTACGAACGGTGCATCATTTCCATAGAACTTGGTTGCACGTGAACAGGGGGCGTTTCTACGGGGAGGCCGTGTGCATCCGGAATACCATGCCCACCGGGTTGCACAGGAAGCACGAGCTCCTCGGTAGTAGGCGTAATCATGTCAACCTGCTCGAAGTCCTCTTCTGTAGCGGGACGCAAACCATACTTGGCGGCCTCTCGTGACGAGACGGTCTGCCTGATGGGCATGACATGATTAGGGCCGTAGAACTCCAGATCAAGTACTTGATCCTCATCCCCATTGTTCCCTGTCTTCTCGATGCTCACGTCGCGTACCAGGACGAACGGAAAGCTCTCTTCGATGTTATCTGCGAAATACCATCGGCCGGCGCGTAGGTTGAGCTTGAATGCTTTACGTACACGCTTCTTCTCGGGCTTGACGAACCGCATGTCGCCGCTAGCGTTCGCCACCCGAAGCCCGTATTTATCAAGCACGACCGCTAAGTTTCGCAGCTGCGTCTGCGGTACGTGGCGCAGCAGAATGGAATTCTTCCCAACAGCCTCCACCAGGAAGCCAGCTACCTGCAGGGTTCCTTGTGCTTCTTGTAGGGTGTCGGATGGACCTTCCAGACTGATGGCGTCGTATCCGGGGATCTCTTGCTGTTGTTGAGTCATGGAATTTAGTCTCCTAACCGACGCTAGTCAACGTCCATGTGGCGGTAGTATTTTTTGTACAACTTCAAGACCACTTTTCTGCGCCGCGGCCCAGTGTTCATATAACGGCTACCTGATAGAATTTTATCGAAGAGCTTGTAGATCACGTCGACAGCATTACCGTAGCCACCATTGTTGACCACAACCAAGTTGACCAAGGCATTGACGCGGTCCCACAAGAAGGTGGATTTCCCTTTGGCACTCGTGATCATTTGAATCTGAGGACCGGTATCCTCTTCCTGCTGAGCCTTTTCTTGTCGAAGCCTCTCATCATCCTCCGCCAGGATTTCCATGATGTCTTGGTAGCGGTATTTATTATAGAGGGCGGTCAGAACAGGAGGAGGAACTTTTTGTTGCTCTACATAATCAAGGATATCGTCTTCGTCAACATCTTCGGTGAGCATAGTATTTAGCTCGGAAGCAGCAGTCCAAACGTCCGCACGGTTGTATGTTTTTACAACGTTCGTGATGTTGCCATGCAACCGAGAAACGATCCGACGCAGATCATCTACTATATGAGTACGCGGATCCTCATCAAGCCGCGCAAACGCCTCGCGCACGACATCCCAACGATATGGGTAGGGTTCATCCGAACCCTTGGTCTTGTACAAATTCCACCGAATACGCTGCATGACAGCTTCTGGCCTAGCGAGCTCGGAAAGGTCTGCTACCTTTTTTCCTACCCAATGCCCTGCGCCCACGTCGTACACGGTGCCAAAACGATCGGCCAGAATCTCTGGTTTGATGGAATCATCAAAGAAGTAAAAGTTGACGGGGTGGTCACTCCCTCGAAGCTTGTACCCTGAAACGAATTGTGCTTCTTTTTTGTACTGAGGCAAAAGCTGCTTAGGGACAAGCAGCACAACATCCAAGGAGGACTCGGGATCGTAATAGTGTCCCACGAGCTCGCCCACAAAAAGCACCTTGGATGCGTCTGGGAACCGGCGATCTACTTGATCGTGTAGCTGGGCCTTAACACGGTTTGTCAGAGACATTTCGTCCGTGCGCCAGATATCTGGGCTCAACGTACGACGATGGTAGTCAAAAAGGCTCATGGGTCGTCCCTACTCTAGTACAGCCAAGGGGACGTCTCTTCTACCCACTCACCAGGCTGCCGCTTTTTAGGGGGCGCTTTCTTTGGAGCGGGCTTTTGTCCCCTCGATGGCTGCTCCATGACCTCTGTAGGCACCTCGACCTTGGTGGGCATTTCTGTAGTAGTTGGTTCCTTTGCTGGTGGGGAAACTTTCCTTCCTGGTTTAGTGGGAGCATCCTCTCTTCCACCAAGCCCTACAACCTTCTCGCTCCAATCTATATCTTTGCCTACGCGTTTCCACCAATCAAGGGCATTCTCCGCAATAGCGCTGTCGATGATCGCGTTGACCAACATCAACACATTGTGATTGGGAGATAAGTGCTGTAGAAAAGGATCCACCACTACATCTGGAAGTCGATGTGACTTTGCGAGAATCTTGACAACGGCTTCCTTACCCAGTGCACCAGACTTCGGTGGGTTATCTTTTACAAACTGCGGGAAGGCACTCTTGTCGATATTGGTTTGCTCGGCCCAAGCCTCCAGCGCGGCTTCAAGGTACTGAAAGGTGTACGGACTCAGTTCTGGTAGCGGAAGCGGTTTGGCGCCAAACTCTACTGGTGATAGAATTTGATCCGCGTAGCCAGCCGGACCCAACCATGGATCCTCTGGCACAGCAGCGGCCTTTTGCTGCTCCCGTTTTTTCAGCTCTTCTACTGACAAGCCCTTGATGGAGTCCACCAACACATTCTTGCCAATCGACTGCACAACGTACACTAGAAATTGGTACAGAGGCGTACGCGGACGAACATCCTTGGAGATGGATTTTAATGGAAGGGTTAGAATGAATGGATTTTCGGCGACGAATGCCATGATCCCTTCTGGCCATGCGGCATCTCCTACCATTAAATCCTGCTCAGAATCGATCATGTCCTCAAGATCATTGAGAGAGGCAGCCTTCAGAGCCTCTGCCCCGTTAACCCTTAATACACGGTCCATCAACTTATTTACGTACTTCTCCAATCCAGGGTTGCGGGTGGCCGCCTCCCTGTAAAAAGCACGCTGAGCCAACACATTTGGTTGGCTATATTGCCGGACCGGGGACAAGTCGATAAGCTTTCTACGTCTGCGCGGATTCATGCTTCGTAAGCTCCACGGATATCTCTGGACCATTCCCACCGAGTGCCATCCCACTCGCCTCGAATTACGTCGTCATAGCTCAAAACACGAGCTTGGTCATCAAACTCCAGGCCGTCGAGAGCCAACGTGCCCAGCGCGGTAATTTTGAGCACATCGCTTTCGTTTTGAGCGGTGACATCCCCTACCCATTCGATGGTAGCGTAAGGAAATGCTTCAGACATGTCGGTAGCTGGTGTGAGTTTCGCAACAACTACTGACACCCCTACCTTCCAAGGACGCTCTGCTTCCGCCAAGTCCTCGGCATTCCCATCCGCTGTACCAGTGCGCTTTCCGCCTACAGCCGTGATAGCACGGTCCATTTCGGCCTGGGCGTCCTCAGAGGTCAAGGCCTGGCGGTATACTGCGCCCCGATAGCGGATAATTGTAGGTAATCTCGGCATTGTTCTGCTGGAAGGTTAGCTAGCTGCTAAACCCAAGCAGAACCATCGTTGGTGACCAGCGCGCCCAACGTGGTGTCGAAGACCACGTGGCCAATCGGCACCGAGGTGGGTGCCGGCAGCGAAGCAGTTGGCATGGATGGAGCGAGCACCACTGGGGTAGCGATGGCCGATTCCAGACCACGCACGGCGTTGGCTGTGATGGGGTAACCATTCAAGGTCACGGCTGCACGGCCAGCGGCGATCAGGTTGGCGAGCTCCTCACTGCGGAACTTGTCTTGCGAGAAGATCCACGCTGGAACGTCTTTGGCTTTGCCGGGAGCAATGCTGGCACCAGACAGGCTGAGTGCATATCCGCTGGTGTTCTTGACGTTCAGCATCTTTGTGGCCGACAGAATAGTTCGGTAACCCATTTCAGTCACTCCTGAAGTGATGTGGTGAGAATAGATACACAAGTGCACGACTAGTCGTACACAACCAATATAGAATAACCTAAATTGATTTGTCGCGGAGGTTACTCATGCTTGCGTAAAGAATTGAGGACCCAGGATTCACCGGCTCGCTCCCAGTAAATGGCAGCGCAAGCCTTGCAGGCTTTGAACAAAGCCTTACCGGTGATCTCTATATCCAAGTCCTTTGCCATCCCCCAAGTATTATCGGGATCGCCACAAAGTGGGGCACCTTTTCCACCACTGAACTGTGGTCCGTCTGGACCAACCTCCCGCAGATGAAATGGTTCCAAAGGCGATGCATCGATCTTCATGCAGAAAGCGTACTTGGAGTCTTTTGCAAGAGGAGACATTTGTGCACTCCACAATAAGTGCCCATCAAAATAATTATGGGTCGAGGGTGTAGTAAAGGTGCTCATGGCCTCAAAGAATAACTAGGTTGGAGGAAGAGGGAGATTAGGCTGCGCGGGACTGAGGCCACAGCCAGCTGATGTAGTCGGTCCACTGCTGAGGAATAGACTTCTCCGACAAACTCTTCACCAGAATGGCTGGTAGCCATCTAGGCGCCTTGGGTTGACGGAGTAGCTTCATGTCCGCTTCCTGGGGAGTACGATCCCCTTTACCCTGGTTGCAGGGACCGCAAGCTGTCACGATGTTGGTCCAGATCGTGCGGCCTCCACGTGAACGTGGCACCACGTGGTCAAACGTCAAATCCGACGCCTTGAACCGATCACCGCAGTACTGGCAAGTCCAGCCATCTCGCGCGTACAAGTAGAACCGCGTGAACTTCACATCGGGCGGTGGACGCTTCGAGCGCTTCCCGAGCCACATCACGTTCCGACGAAGCCAGATCACCGCAGGCACGTCAAAGGTCTCGCGCGCCGAATGCACCTGATCGGGGTAGGTGTTTAGTACAGCGGCTTTTTCTAGGTACACCATGGTTATGGCGCGCTGCCAGTTAACCACCCTGACTGGTTCATATCCTTGGTTTAGTACGAGAGTTCTGAGGCTGGGCGTAGTCATGATGAGCTCCTTGCAGAATGAGTTACCGTAAGAAGAACTGCCGGATCAAAAAGCGTTCAAACGTGCGTAAAGACATGTTGATCTCCTGTGCCTATGTTATAAGCGGTGGGGCGGTCAGTGTCAAGTCTGATTGCTCGCACCGGGAGTCGAACCCGGATAGGGACTAAGCCCCGGGGGATTTTAAGTCCCCTGTGTCTACCTACTTCACCATGCGAGCATAGTAGCTACTCATCAAGTATATGACGGTCCAAACGTTCTTTGGCAACCTCTTCTACCGATTCTCTGGTGACGTTGGGGTTCTCTATGTTGGCGTTGCCGAACGCGAAGCTGATCCTCTGCTCCTGCCGCTCCTCGTTGGTCATCGGCCGTTTGGAGAGCTCCTCAGCTTTTTTATACAGCTCCTCTTCAGAACGACGTGTCATTCCTCTTCCTCCCAGGTGCCTTCGTCAACCTGCTTGACTACAAAATCCACAAACCAATTGGGGACCTCGCAGGCGCCCGAGCTTGTGGTGTAAGGTATGAGCTCATTGGACATGACTCCGTAAAGCTCCAGAATAGAATCAGCTGCGCTGCTCAAGCTTCGCTCCTAGTATTATGCGTCTCCTGCTTCCACGACCACTCTCCGGTGCGAGGGTCCCATTCACTTTTGCATTTTCGGCAACGCAAAAATCCACTGAGCACCTGCAGCTTCTCATGACATCTATTGCACACTGTTGGCGCATCACCATCCAGGAATCTGTTTATCACCTCAGTAAGGAGTTCTACCTCTAAATGAAGATGTATCACAACGGTTTCGTTGTCGTGCCTACCGACCAAGCTCATTATACACCCCTTCTACCCCAATCCAGGTCTGAAGTATCGGTTGCCGTCGTGGTCCACGGATACCGTGGCGACGCCTATGACCTTGTTTTCTTCGTTGATACTTTGCAGCGTTACCGCCTGCCCGTAATGGAGATCTGTGTGGCCTATGCTCTTTTCAACAAGCTCGGGGTCAAACACGTACTCGCCCCACTTGGATTTTTCTCTTCATCCACAAAAACCACAGGCCGGTACTTTGGGTTGAAGCGACCCGCTACCTCACGAAGCAAAACCTGCACGACCCCGTCAAGCCGTTGTATTTCCTCTGCCATGGCAGTAAGAGTTTCAGATACCTTTGTTGGGAAGTCTTGCATGGGGACGTAATCGAGGTCCGCCCTGTAGTTGGCTATATGCGGTCCGACACCATCCCAGCTGTAACTCCTACCACCATCACTATCGTCCAGGTACGAGCCACAGCCCAAGCAAACGTAACCATGCCTCAGGCGAAACCACTCCGCATCCCGCGTATTGTTGGAACAGTGCCAACAAGGCTCAGGCTCTTTTTTGTTCTGTTCGCTCATGGGTTTTTCCTGGGAAATTTTCTTATGAGATCAAACCAGCTGTGCGTAAGGACAGGAGAGCCACAAACTGGGCAGAGTGGCCTGGACTCACCAGCTTCGTAGTCCTCGTCTGAGGCGAGAGTATGGTCGTAGCAGACACAGCAGAAATACACACTGACATCAGTCGCGTTTGCTGTGTTCGTGACGTCAACGTCGTCTGAGCATAGCATTTTAGGTTCACTCATGCAGAAACTCCTTTATGCTGCTGGTGAGAGTCGAACTCACAACATCTCGATTTTGAGTCGAGCGCCTCTGCCGATTGGGCCACAGCAGCTTATTGCTGGCGGAGGGACTCGAACCCCCACGGGATTTCTCCCACTGGATCCTAAATCCAGGGTGGCTACCAATTACACCACGCCAGCTCATAAGTGTATTTTACAAGACCGCCTTCCACTGCCAACAACTGCCAAAACAAAAAGGGGGAGGAGCCCCGAAGAACTCCTCCCCCGAAAGGGCTTGGGTGGGACTATTCCCAAGCTAAATCTGGAACGCTCTGGTGAGCTTCCAGCCTTTGCGAGGATCCCATCCCTCAGACATTACCATCGACGCGTACAGGATGCTATCCGTGTTCGTGTCCGAGGCGATCTGCCCGAAGAACTGGTCGTTGCGGATCGTGGTCAGTCTGGCGACAGTGCTCCGTCCCTGCTCTGTCTCCTTGTGGAAAGGAGTATCCAACAGATCGCGCACCTGCTTCCTGACTAGCTCATCCTGCTGCTGGTCGGCGCTCTCCAACGCGTCACACAAGGCGTCCATGTTGGTGAGGTCATCTACCTGCAGAGGCGTTCTGGTCTTGAGAACCTTGTCCGCATCCTGCTTCTGGCGCGAAGCCATGATGGCAGCAGAACCGTAGCAAACACGGACCAGTGGTTCCCATACAGATTTCCAGTACGCAGCTGAAGGAGCTCGCTCGACGCCAACCACGTTACCGCTGATCAGGATGATGGCACCAACCTGGTTGTCTACGATCTCGAACTCTGCGATGAACTGATCCAGCTCCTCGGCGAACTGCTGCATGTACTGCACCAGGTTCTGTGTGGAGCTCATACCAGATTGCGCAGAAAAGGAGCCGATGGACTGCCATAGCTTGTTGTACCGTCGATCCTTTCTCTTCTCCAACGCTGGACGACGCAAAGCCAGCGGCAGAATCAGCATCTTGTGCTGGTCCTCGCGAATGTAGCCACCCTGCGTAGCCTGGATGCACATGGCGTTGTCCCAGACCTCCCGTCCCTTCGGAGGAACGATACCAGCGGTTGCCATCGCATGGTCCTGCGCTGCCTGCTTGACAACGTAACCAACATGTGTTGGCAGCAGAACTGGCTTGCCCGAAGGGTTCGAGAAGACCATTTCTCCGTAGTTGCGCGTCCCGACGCGGACCACGTCTGGATTCTCGAAGCGGTCATCCTGTAGATCTTCATCGAGGATCAACGGAATCACCTGCATCACACCGACCGTCTGGATGCGCCCGACTTCGCAACCGCGAAGGATTTCTTTGATCGTTAGAGGCTGCATATTACACCTCCTGCTGCAGCTCGTCCATCGGACGTTGTAGTACAGCCGCAGCCTGCTGACCGAGTTTCGTGTACAGGACGTAGTCTGTGCTTCGACCTGCTTTCTTGACTAGCCTACGGCGCCTTAGCGCTTCGACTGTCTGTGGCCTCACGCCAGCACCGCGGTAGTTGATTTTCCCGTCGACCTGGACTCTGTCCATATCAACGAGAGCATCGCGCATCGTCGGAGAGAGCTCACCGACAACGTCAAGTAGACGCTGCGTTACTGCCACCGAACGTCGCCGTCGTGGCTTGGGCAGCTCCACCTTAGGCGCCTGGAGCGCCTTCTGGCCCTGCCGCAGCAGCGCACGCAGACCGTTGAGCGGATCCTGCTCCAACGCTTCACGTAGAAGCGCAGTCCCGAAAGACTTGGGATCCTGCACAGGCATCGTCGGGATCACCCCTGAAGCCAATGAGCGCACCGAAGCAGTCTCCGCAGCAGACACAGGGTTCAGGTGGTAGATGGGCGTCGAAACCCCCATCTGCCTGATGGCCCGGACAGTCTCAGCGAAACGTCCAGCTGGGGTGTTGTCGTAACCATCGCTGATCACGTACACCGCAGACGGACGGTGATCGCGCATCGCTTTGGCCAGCGGCAACGCCAACGAGGTGTCCCCCGATGGACGTACCAGCCTACCACTGCGCTTACCACCAACCAGAACCCGACGGGCTCCTGCAGCTTGTAGCATGTCGCTCAGCGCCAAAGCAGATGCCATTGGACGAAGCTTCTGCGTCTCATCTCCAGACATCGAGCCTGAGGCGTCGACGATGACCACTGCATCAGAGCAGTCGAACGGCAGCAACGTGGCTGCCTGCTCAGCTTTCTCATCCAGCACATCGCGAATCTCCGCCGTCATCCCACGCTCGTAAGCGTAGACGTACAGCTTGATCGCGTCGTAGCGCTTCGGATCAAAGTCAGCCTTCGCCCCAGCTCGCTGCAGGCGCCGCTGGTGCTTGATCTTCTGCCCGTCAGTGAGCGCCTTCGTCTTCGACGTCAGACGCAATACGTCGTCATGTGAGCGATCCTTGTGGAACACAGACCGGATACCTTCCAGAACTTCTGGGGGCAGGTTGCGTCCATCACGCAGGTCGTCACGCGCGTTGACGTAAGCCTTCAGGAGCGGAACCGTCCACGACTCTTCTGTGCTACCCAGCACAAACGCGACACACTGGCTGACGTGCCCTCGGTCGTTGTCGGTGTAGGCCCACACGTGATCGTTGAGGATCCCGCGCTCTTTTTGCGTCCAGTGACGCTTACGGCAAATGCTGGCCACCATTGAAGCGGCGCGCTTACCCCACGCGTGCTGGAGCGCCCGACGCATCTTCCGGCGGTACTTGACAGCCCACCAGTCGAGCTTATCGGACCCCAAGATTGAGGTCAGGATCACCCGGCGCGTACGCTTATTGTTGCAGCCCGACTGATGCAGCATCTCGAAGAGCTGGAACATACGCGGAGCGGTAACCGCATTGACCAGGGCGGTGATGAGCTCGCGCTCACGCTGCAGGTCATACTGCGTAGGACGTCCCACTCCTGGCCACTCCAACAGCATCCACGCGGCCAGCTTACGTGCGTTGTCCGTCAAACCTGACAGGCACGACAGCAATCCGTAGGCGCCGCGGTCGATACTGAACATCGCGGCGTGCGCCAGCTTCTCGGCGCGCTGCTGGTCTTCCTTGGTGTTGTAGTGCGTTGCCCGGTTCATACCAGTCGTCGCCTGATCCAAGTAAGACGCCACTACGCGTCCAACGATCCGCTGCTCGCGCGGGTTGAGGTTTACTCTATCACCGCGCAATAGTTTCTTGGCGAGGCCAGGAACCTCTGGGATCGCGTAGCGCTCGCAGAAAATGCGGTTGCTGGTGCACTTATTGTACACCTTGTCCGCATCGGCTTGGTCTGGAACGATGTAACCGTCCAGTAGCCTACCGTTGGGACCAGGAACTGCTTTGAGTCCCGGCTCCACGGACAAGCCGAGCTTGAGCCCGAACTTGCGCCCGCGCTCGCTGCCGTCGATGAACAACACGTGAGAGGTGGACTTCGCCCCCAGCTCACGGCGCAACTTGGTCGTTTGTAGTCCCTTACGCATGGCGGGTGTCCCTTTCTGCACTGGTGAGAGTGCAAGTAATAATGTGTGGCCTTAATAAAAGCGGCCAGCAGATACTTTATAAACAGTCGGTATGTCGTTGTCAAGTGTCAAGCGTACCACTAACACGTGCGTGTGGAGCGCTTGCCGTGCCAGCAGGAGGCAGACAACACCGATTCGTACCACCCACACGTACGTTGGAAGCATATAGCATGGCAGCGACGTCCTTGCTGGACATGAACGTACCATCCACACATAGGTGGGAAGCACGAAGAGCTGGGCCGGCAGGTCTTCCAGAGGCAGCGTACCATCCACACATACGTGGGAAGCATCTATAGCCAGGAGGGCCAGTCCGTCGATCGCGGCGTACCACCCACACGTGCGTAGGGAGCACGTACTGTCTGCTTACCCCTAGGCAATGCCTGCAAGTACCACCCACACGTACATGGGAAGCGCTCAGCGCGTGGGCAGGGCCACAAGCCGGGGCTACGTACCACCCACATGCGTGTTGCCGAGCTTCGCAACTCGGCTTTCCTGCTTCTTAGGCTCCGCTACCGGAGGTCCTCCACAGGCTGCTTTACCGCATGATCTGCGGCTGTTGAAATTTTTGATGTTCTTCGCAGCGTTGATGTCAGCGTTTTCTGTGTGGCCGCACTCAACGCACAAGAACACGTCTCTGGTTTTTCGGTTTTCCTTGGAAACATGCCCACACACGGAACACGCCTGCGACGTGTAGTGCGGTGGAACAAGGATCAGCTTGCCTCCTCGTTCTTTGAGCTTGTACTCCAGCATGGTCTCGAACATGCCCCAGCCTCTTTCCAAAATGGAGCGGTTCAGACCGGACTTTTGTTTGACGTTTTTGCCGGGCTCTTCTTTCGTGCCCTTAGCGCTTTTCGTCATGTTTGCTATCTGTAGATCTTCCAGCACCACCACACCGTAACGCTCCGCGTAGTAGTTCGATTCTTTGTGGAGGAGATCTCGCAGCATCCGACTTTTACGCTTCCTGAGGCGAGACAAGTTGGCTACAGCTTTACGATGGTTAGCCGAGTGTCTTGTCTTCAAACACTTCTTCTTGCGCTTCTTCTTAACCTTTTTTGTGTCGGTATCTATTTGGCGCACTGCCCGCTTGATGCGCTTTTCAATGGCAAAGTAGGCTTGCGGGAGCTCAACCAAACGACCGTCGCTGTCTGCGATCAAGTATTTGACGCCGCGGTCGATTCCCACGATGGGAATATCTTTTTCCGCTGGTGTTGGAATCTCCAGTACGTAAGAGCACGACGCGTACCACTTACCAGCCTCAAGACAGATCGTACATCGACGCAAGGATTTAAATTCCGGCATACGATGAGTTTTTGTGCGGATGTACCCTAAGCTTCTCCCGTAAACATAGATCATGCCATCAAGGAGCTTCCACGCAGAAGCTCCGAAAATGCCGATACCGACCGGTCTATTACGCCCTCGGAATTTTGGCTTACCTCCTCTACCTTCGTACCACGCGGTGAAAGCGCGGTTTACTGCTTCGACGATCAAGATCATCGCGGCGCGCGGAACTCCTTTAAAGAAGTCCATTTTGCGGATCTCGGTGAGCTGCGCTGACATGCCCCGGCTAGCGTGCTGGAAGAATTCCTTCCAGCCCCGCTTCTTGGGATCCATCTCGATGCCCACCTGACGGTAAGCGTTGGTTAGCAGTCCTTCGTCATCGTAGCGCGTAGCCCGACGATGCGCATACATAAACCGGTGCTCCAGCACTACGTTGTAAAGTACGCGTAGGCGCCATTCCCAGTCGCGCAGGATTTCTTCCTGTTGGGGTGTTGGATAAATGCGGTAACGAGTAGCGCGTTCCAGTTTGAGCTTCTCGCTCATGCGTAATGGTCCCCGGTAATGTGGTCCGCTTTTAGCGGACGGTAATAAATCGAGGAAGTTTGAAGGTCGCGTGGTGAATGGTTTTCAAATGAGCGAAAAACTTCTGTAGCAACCTAAGCAGTCCTCGATACTCGTAAATAGCTGGTGGAAATGTGAACGTCAAGTTTTGGTGAATTGCAGGACTCGAACCTGCGACCCTCTCGTTGATAGCGAGATGCTCATCCAACTGAGCTAAATTCTGTATTGACGTTGCCGTCCACCAAAATGGAGCGCTTGGGAATCGAACCCTATCGAGCCACCAGGGTGCTCCAGAAGAGGAAATGTGAAAGCAAAGAGAATGAGTTTTGAACTTCTCGGGCATAGAGAGCCCGAGCCTGGATTCGAACCAGGAACCTTTCGTTTTACGGACGAATGTTCTTCCAATTTTCTGTACTTGCTTTGCAGTCCTCTACATCGAATATCTGTTCACCGCATGAGCAGTGGTTGTTTTAGATAGAGGAAATGTGACAGCAGCAATTCCCAATGAACTTCTCCCCGTTAAAAGCCGGGGAGCTTGGATTCGAACCAAGACCTATCACTTTGGAGGTGATTGTTCTGTACTTGCTGTGCAGTCCTCTACACCGTTTATCTGTTCGCCGCTTGCGCGACGGGTATTTTAAATCGAGGAAGGGTATCGGTAGAAGATGGATTGTTTATCCACCGCATCAATAAGCGGTTGCCTTTACCAATTTGGCCACATCCCCCTAGTTGGGGATGCCAGGACTTGAACCTGGAAAATTTTCCTGTACCTACCGATTAGTCCTCGAAAAATGATTTCTCCTCACGTTATCGTAGGCTTTAGCAGCCTGCGCTCTTGTTGTCTTGATGCCCTCTCGGGCTTGCGTCGCGATGATCGTCCGGATCATCAGCTCTCTACGTTGCGCCTCATTACTGAGGATCGAGCGGATGTCAAGGCGTCTTCGCGGCATCTACCTAAAAATTAGTCGAGGAAATTCGAGAGTAAGAGGCGAAAGTAACAAGGAGCGGGATTTGAACCCGCGACCTTCGGTTTATAAGACCGACGCTCAACCAACTGAGCTATCATTGTTGTTCTGTACTTACTCTGCCGTCCTCGAAATCGTAAAGCTTGCTCCGTGGAGTTTTCCACCCACCCAGCCTAGCTCACCTTTTAAAGAGAGGGTGACCTTTGCTGTGTCTTCCTTGAGTGGCGGTAGCTCCTCAAGTGTTTCCATGATTATAGGCAGCAGGATTTCCCTGTCAAGCTTTTTGTCAACCACGGAGGCAAATTCTTCGAGAAAAATCTGCTCCGCTTGAGCAGCGAGCTTTTGCTGCTTACTTGACATTGTCACACTCATTTCTCCTATGCTGCCAGTAGAACACAAATAAGTCCTTGACACCAACAGCAATACCTGCAGCTATGGCCGCCCACAGACCTGTGGAAGTATCCTCTCCCGGCCATAACGTTGGGCGGAGCAGCAGGAAAAAGACGAAGCCACTGCAGACCCCGAGGAGCGCGGTGAACACGATCGTCAGTAAGCGCAGCTGCCATTTATACTGAGCTGTTGTTCCCATTTTTCCGCTGCTCCCAGTAGTCCCACCAAGTCGTCACAGAAAAGAAGAGCACTCCAAGACCTACCCAAAGCCAGAAAATCAAGAATGTAGAACGAGTAGGCCAAACAAAAGGGCGCACCAATAAAAAGATGAGGAAGCCGCTTACGGAGGCGACGGTAGCTCGAATGAGGTTGCAGAACACCGCTTTCCGGAAGCTATCCGACATGGTTGCTTACTCCAGTGAAGGAGGAGTAGCGAGCCTCTGCAATCGCTCGTCACCTTCATTACCTTGCAGCCACTCTTGGTAGTAGATGTGTTGAGGTATCTCCTCCCAATTGACTGCGCTGTCCTCATCGGTGCCCACTGGCTGGAAGTTGACGTTGCTTGGAGACTCACCCACCAAGCACGGGTTGAAGAACCCGGTGGTCTCTACCTGCGCCAAGATGTGCATAACCTGCCCACCACTATGGCGATAGAACTTGCCGACCTCGAATTGCATGGACGCCTCCGTGTATGCATGGTAGTTATCTTTCCCTAGGAGGATTTCTATCCATGCGAAAAATTATCAAGTTCCGCGGCAAAAAGTACCACGCGGCTACGCTTGCCGATATTCAGGATCGCGACGATTTCATCGGTTTACATTGTCAAGCTCGACCACGCGCTAGCATTGACCAAGAGGATACCATCGGTAGCGGGCAAGGCCAAGGAAAATACGGCTACGGTAGCTACGTACCTGAAATCCTCGACTCGCTTTCCTTTGATCTCCGCGACATCGCCCTCGAAAAAGGTTGGATGGAAAATCCTCCCGGTGAGTACGACGACGGCTACGAGGACTGGCTCGACGAAGTCTACGATTTCCTCGATGACCATGGCATCAAGTGGATCTTCGTCAGCGAGAACAAACCTCTCACCGATTACGGAGATTACTGCTACGGCATCCTCCTTCCCGATAAAGCGGTGCTCACGGTCATCCCCGACATCGGAGTGGACGACGCAGCCAATGCGTACGTGTACAACGCCAACGTCGCTATTCCTTCAGTGGTGGAGATTGATGAGGAGGAGCTGGAGCAGTACTACTAGCTTCTTCCTCGTCGAGCTCTAGCCTCCAGCCCCCAAGCGCGATCACCTCTCCGTACTCATTGGTAGCCAGCTTCTGCACCGACCCGCAGTTTAAGCAGACAGCTTCCAATCCGCGCTTGCGGTACCGGAATCGTAGATGTTTGCAGTCTGCAGCTCTAGCACGCTTCTCCAATGAAGTAAGGCGACGCCCTTTCATCGAGCGCGTCTTTCTCCGCGTACCACGAAACGACTGCCCCATTACTCTACCATCCGATCGTACGCCAGCATAGCTCCGCTACGCTCCGTATCGAACACTACGAAGTCTAGCCCCTCGCAGTTGGCAGCGGCGCTCTTATGGTGATCCAATACCACAAGCTTGTTGGCGAGTTCGTTGATCTTCAACAGCTCTTCACGCGGATAGCTAAAATCCACGATCCACACATCACGGTCTTTTACGAGCTCAGGAGCTGGCGGATCATCGCCATACTGAGCATCTAGGAGCTCTCCACCACTCAACCCGGTGTGTAGAATAAGAGCTCCGCAAATCCCGTCGCTACAGCCTTGATGATGAATGATTAATGGCTCTCTTGTATCCATAAGTGTACACCTCCATCTGTACACCTATTTTACAAGATGGTTTGGGCACGCCGGGATTCGAACCCGGAAATCTGCGGACTGAGCGCAGCGCCTTTGCCTGTTAGGCCACGTGCCCGTCTCCTCCTACATAAGAACGGTCAACAAAACTTGAGGACTTCCCTAGCTTCTCCACAAGCACCTCATACATAGCCCGGTAGGGCATCGACCGCAATACACTTATCCTTATTATCCCGTATACGAGTATATTCCTTCTATTAGAGGTTTTCTTCGGCGCGGCAATGGTGGGTTTCGTGAATTGTGTCCTTGGAATACCAGTCACTTCGGACCAGTAGTACTCTACCTCCGAGTAGCTTTTTCCATTGTTGAGATGCACTTTACTCACACAGCAAGATAAGTCTTCCTCAACCACCCCAAGAATATCCCGCACCCAAATTAAGAATAATCGAATCATGTCTGAATCCGAATTGGTAAAGCGTAATTCAGTGCCTCTTTTGCACCCCTCGGCCCAGTACAAAGCGGCCCCCACTAAAGCCAGGGATCTCTTATTTAAAGACAAACCCCTAAACTTGCGCTGAGCAGCCTCGAACCTACGTTGCCGTCGTTTCCTATAAAAGTTGGAATTTCCTATTGCCGCTGGTTTGTTCTCTGCAATCCCCCCTTCATTGGACATCTGATGCTTTAACCTCAACCGTTTCTGCTGTGATTTAGTCAAGGGAACATCCCTGAGCCACAAGGACAACGTGGATTTAGCTACAGGCACTTTTTCCAGTATTTCATTGTAGCTCAAGCCCGAACGCCGCAGCCTCACCGCTTCTGCCTTTGTCTCTTTTGTATGCATTTTATACCTCCAAGTATATCAGTAAGATAACTATACTTGAAGGTTCGATATGCCCTCGCTCGGATTTGAACCGAGAAACCCGGATTCTTAGTCCGGTACCTTTGCCAGTTAGGTCACGAGGACTCCTCTAGCCTAGTTGGGACACGTGGGCAGCCTACTTTCCCTAATTCAATTGTGTGGATGCGTGAAGGTATGTGACAGAAAAGGAGGGACTGTCAAGAACAAAAGCTACCGGAAATAAGGCGAGTCGAGCAACTCATCTTTCCCTTCCTGGCTGAGCTCGTTGTAGCGCTTTTGCGCGGCAAGAGAAACGAGCTCATTGACCAACGCTTCCCTATCGACCACCCGTTGGATCTGAAGGAAATCACTGAGAACTGCTCGCATCTCATCGTCGGAAGCTTGGTTCACTAGATGCGTAGCTGCAACCTCCAGATTCTGAAGCCAGCCTTTTACATCCAGCCTCTCATCGTTGAAGTTGTCCCTGCGGATCATCTCGTCTAGCCAGCTTTCCATAGATGCCACCCGCAGGTAGGTGGCCCCACGAAACTTCACTGCAGGTGGAGGTGGATCTGGGGGTGGCCCTAAAGGGGGTTTGATAGGCCCACTCCACCATTTCTTTTTGTCGCCCATGCTATTTATCTCCTCGGCAGGAAAAACTCGGCGTCAAGATAGACGAGTTCTTCGTCATCCTCATAGTCCTTATCGGCTTCCTCGTAGGCTTCCTCAACCATCAATCCAGGGTCAGCCAGCGTCACAGATTCCCAATCACTACCATCCCAGAATTCCAGTTCGTCCGGGTTGATGGAATCCTCAACGTAGTACGCTACCTCTCGCGCGTCACGGGAACCCACTTCATCCTCATGAAGATCTTCTAGGTTTTCGGTGCGTACACGCAGCACCACAGGATTCCACCCATCTTGCACTGGACGATCGGACTCGTTCTCGGCGATGTTCCCTAGGCGATCCATCCAAAAGGAAATCCCATTGTCGACCGTGAGGAAGATCTTGCGTTGAGAATGTCCTTCGTAACCTCCACCAAAATTAGCTACGGAACCAGGAACCAAGCCGGATACGCTGATATTAGGAAGGCGGTTTAGGTAGGTAACGTGGTAGAGGTATTCATCTGCCTCTGCCCGTACGTACACTTTACCTTTGTAGCGGATGCGCTGCATTTTAGTAGGATCTCCTAGCTAGAAGATAACCTACTTGAGCAGGACTAAGTGGGTGGCTTGAACTTCGGAAGCAACGCGGATGCTTCTTCAAATGTGAGGCCGATCAAATTAATGATTTCCTTCCCAGCTGCTGCACCCAACTTGAATTCTTTGCGCATACCATTGCTCATAGTATGCCCAGTGAAGATAAGTCCGTCACAACGTTCCAGCACCGCTTGGTCCACTCTCATCCCAAGCTCTCTGTCCGACGGGTCTGAGTCGTCCAAAACGCTGCACAAACCAAACCATGGGGCACACACGCTCACGTTTTTACGCAGCAGCCAGGTCCACCATTCTTGGGCGTCTCCCATGTTCTCTGCGTAGGTATGTGCGTCATCTGGAGCAATAGGGTGCGCCAAATAGTAAAGCGGCTTCGGCATGACGAAATCCTTTTGATGGATTGAGTTGTGTCTACGTATTTTACAGTGCCGGAGGGGGAAGGAAAAGAGTAGCTGAAAACTACTCAGTAGGAATGGAAGACGCGCAGGCAGTGGTCATTGCGGAAGTGAGACCATCCAGGCAGCCTGCCTCATCGGCCATGCAGGCATCGGCTGCAGTGGCGTCACAAGTAGCTGTGTTTTCCACGCACTCGTAAGAGAGCTCGGTGCCATCTCCTGTGGTGGCCATCATGAGTCCCTGTGATGCGCAGTCACAGAACACGCAAGTAGCGTCCGCGGTGCACACAGACTCCAGGGCTTGGGACTCCAGGTCGGCTACTGACTCGCACGGAGTTGGATCTTTTGGGTCATCCTTATCGCAGGAAATAGCGAGGATGCAGAAGGCCGCGAGAAAAATTCCTAGGTAACGCATAGCTTTGTACTCCTTTTTGGTTTAATCTACGCTACGGTTAGAAGTAACTTTATGGGCCCGCAGGGATTCGAACCCTGGATCTACCGGTTATGAGCCGGTGGCCTTCAACCACTAGGCTACGGGCCCTCAATAAATCTGATCCCATGGCGCTCCAAGCAACCTTTGCACACCATTAAATCGCCAGTCGGAAACGGCAGCGTTTGGTTGGCTAACCAGCTGGCTATGTCACCACCACTCTTCTCCCGCATCATGTTGAGATTCTCGATCACTGGTTCAGGCACCTCCACAAACTCCGTGTGCTTTTTACAGTTCGGGCAAAGCACGCTCATCTGTACAGGCATCTCACCCTCCAAGAGAAAAGCGGTCCCGGGCTGTCCTGGCTTGCAACCCGGGACCTAACACACTATAGCAACATTAGCCAGGAGTTGCTAGCCCTTGTTCTTCTCGACGACTTCCTGCCACTTAACAGAAATCCTCTCGAAGTAGTGCTGCTTCAAAACCTCCAGCATCGCTGGCGTGATAGCAACCCAGGCGTCCGGCAAGACAGAGTCAATCCCGCAAATGGGACATAAGGCCGTGCGGCCTTTATCTACCCAATCAGTCACCTGATCTGCTGAGTACACTTCCTCGCAAGCAAAGCAGCCAACGTCCTCGCTCTTGTCTACACCACCCTTGTTGATGAAGGATAAATGATGTAGCGCCTCAAGGGTAACTGGAAATTTGAATTGCACTTCGTCGGGCATCTAGCCTCTCCATCCTGCTGGCGGCTCGCAGCCTTTTTGCTCATCCTTCGGAAAGGGATTGGCCACGCGCACCTTGCGGTCCAAATCGATGCCGCGAGCCTTCAAGCCGGCACGATCGTCATAATGCACAACGAAGGTCTCAGCGGGCGAGCTCTTGCGGTCGAAGGTCACTTCTGTGGATGCGCAACGAGCACGTTCTCCAAATTCCGTTCCCAGGTTTTGCACAGGCTGTACCTCCCCAGCTGTTTTTTCCTCTACCTTCGACTGCGATGGGATTGTGCAGCTTGATGTGGTCACATTATTGATGGTGGCGCAGTCACATGTCACGTCGCTAGTCGTAGAAGTGTAGTACACATGACTAGCTGGAGGAGATCCGGTTCCTCTTACATTTACATCATAGCTGCAAGGCACGACAGTTACCCCAGGCCAGGATGTAATCGAGATCGTTGGACCCTCTTCCTCGAAGATGGCACACCCGATCACACCCACGTCGGCGGGAGTGCCCTTCTTGGACGCGTAAGACTTCCCTTTCTTCCCGAAAATGAATTTTGCGACGTCATCATTGTTGAGGCGCCAGCCTGGAATCTTGAGGGTCTCAAAGGGATCTAGCACGTAGCCTGTTCCTTCGATGCTCCCCGGCTTACCATCCATGATGGAGAGACCGTCGACGGTGATCACCGCCAAGACGCGACTGCCTGTGCGGTTGCGGACCAGGATCGTGAACTCTGAGCCTTTGCGACCCTCGATGTACACGTGGCCCTCGTGGACGTATTTGGTGACGGATTTTCCATGCACCAGTACATCAAAATCATAATTCGGCATCTGCTTTCCTCCTGCCAGCTCTCCGCTGGCCTTCTTGGGGTTACACCTGCGCTCCGCAGGTTTTCGATTCAATGCCTATATGTATTTAACAAGATTGCTCTACAGATTCGCGATTTTCTCCTGCGTATCCGAAACAATTTATCCCCGCTGCCTTCAAAGCTTGAACAACAATAGCCTTCGGATCACGAGGCATCACGGAGTCTTCAAGCCAAGCGTACGACGGGATTTCCGAGTAGCCGGCGGCCTCGGCAATCCTCGGGAGAAGCTGTTCCCGAAGAATGTAGTTCGTGATGCGACTGCGTAGCTCGGCAGCATAGTTCAAGAACTGCTCTTGAAATAACCTCTCGTTTGTCACGCAGTAAGGAAGCATTAAGCCAACCGCAGTAAACGTTTCATCTGGAGACATGTCAGGTTTGACACCTGCCAAGTAGGATGTACCAAAATAATCATGCGCGTGCGCCATACGCGGCAAGAAAAGCGGATTCTTTAAAGTAATTGGCTTCCCTGCACGTAAGAGCTCCACTATTTTCGGATCGATGTTTTTTCTCTGCTCCGCCACACGCGGATCGAGCGAAGACGCCCACTTTTGCTGCTCTTCGCTACAGCACAATTCCACCTTCGGTTCGAAGGTATTTAAAGGGCTGATGGTTATGTGGCAGTAATCCAGGTCTTCAACGATGAGATCTTCATAGTTGTACGTCGTGACATCTAAAATAGCGTGCGCCACGAAGCGGCCGAAGACCAGGTATTCAGTCAGGAGTATGTATAGATCAGACCCGATCATTCCAGGGAGAGCCTCCGCGAACCTAGCCGCCTCCCGTTCTCCCTGCGGATGATGAAAGACAAGACGCTTCCCCTCAAACGCCAGCTCCACCCACATGTCAATAAGAGCACCCGCCGCTGAGTTGTGTGTCACTAGGTCCCGGTAGTATTTGTTCACGTCTCTGGTTGTGTAACGCGTCATCGGGTTCCTCAACGGTTGTGCTCTTCTCGTATTTTACAGCGCTCGTAGTGTTTTTGGATAGCTTCCGAGCTGTAGCCCAGTAAAACTCCTTCGAGGATATCTGTGAGGCATTCAGGCATCGTGTTGGTGTACGCATGCTTAAGCAAGTCGACGGCCCACTGATGCTGGGCGTAACCAAACGTTACCACCTTATCCCCATCCATAGTATGGTGCAGGACGAAGGCACGGATGGTCGCATCCTCAAAGCTACAGGACTCAAGCAGAGCTCGCCAGACTTCACGCTCCTCTTCCTCAGAAGCGTCTATGCAACCCAGTAAAGCGATGGGGCGAGCTCCCCGACCTACAATGTAGGCTGCTTCAGAAAGCAGCTTGCGATCCAATAGATGGGTAAGTATTCGTTTGTCTACAGGAAGAAGGTGCGCCTGCAGTTTCTTAGGTAAAAAATCGCGCAGTATTTCCTCTTCCTCTTCGTTCGCTGGCACGAAACGAAAAGAGGCAACCTTCACCTCAGAGCCATCTGCGCGCTTACCCATCATTGTAGACGTGTCGAAAGACACTATACACGGCAGCGGGGTTCCTGCAATGTCCAGCAGGTCAAGGCGGCTGGTTGCGAGCTCCTTGGCCTTTCTATTCGACTGGATTGAGAATTTCATATTTGCCCCTACCAGGGATCGAACCTGGATTTACGCCTTAGGAGGGCGCCGCTCTTTCCGTTGAACTATAGGGGCGCCACAGCATTTACAGCACTGTGATTTCTCTTGCTCTATTTTCTTAGCATACCGCGTGCACGTGCTGCAAGGCCAATCGTGCGCCCTTCGGGTTGGCTTTACTTCTTCTGGATAGCAGCGGTCTATCGGCATACAACCACAGACACTGATTTTCGCTTTCTCTGTGCGAAAGTAGTGCCGACGTCCGTTGGTGGCTAGCAGCCAGCGACCCTTCATGGCATCAACTATTGATGATCCTGCGCCCGAGCTCTTCTCCATGCCGAGCGAGGACCGCGTCTTTCCAGGCTTGTGTCTTATACTTATAGCGGATTATTTTCTTGCCCTTCGTGCCTTTTCCCACGACGCCTTCAAAACCCGCGTCTTCTATCTCCCCGTCTTGCAGTTGCTGGAGAAACCCAGGAGACCACGTAAAGTAGCCCAGATAGTTCGGTCCATACCTGCCAAAGAGCTTCAAGAACTCAGTGGGCAGCAGAAAACCTTTCTTGTAGGTATTGACGTCGATTACAGTAAGATGCTTTGGATCACCTTCCACATGCCAGCCACCCAGGGTCTCAGCTCCCCAGAACTCGCAGAAGACGATGACACTCTGCCATTTTTTGTCGGTGGCAATGCGCCCGATGGGATCTGCTAGCGTTCCCATAAAAAGAGGAATGGCTTCCCCGAATAGCTCAGTGCTGGCATCGATGAGCCGCTTGCGCGTACCAAAACGATGCCAACCCCGCTTCTTGCTCCACTCGAAACGGAGGTTGGACCCATCCAGCTTGGCAAAGGTATGCAGGCGTTCACCGACACCTTTACGTCCTGGATAAGGAATGCTTGGGTACGTCTTCATGTGGATTCTTTTTTGACGCCTTTTCCGCGACATCCGTGGCAAGTCATGTACGCCAGGTGACGCTTAGGCTTGCTCACGATTATTTGACCGCGTCCGTCGCAGACAGCGCATTGATCAGCAAGAGGAGCAGCGTTGGCGTAGGCCGTCTTTTCCGACTCCAACGCGGGGAAGATGCACACGCCGTCGCCTAGAAACTTGGGTATTTTTCTGATGGTGCCCATAACAATCAGCTGATGTAATTACAGTTCCAGTTGGTGTAAGCTGCCACGTCGTCCCAGCTCTTAGCACAGGATCCGCATAAGAATCGTCCGTGTCCTCGACCATTGTAGTACGGGCCAGTCACGAAGTACCAACCCCACTCACGACGGAACTCCTGCTTGCATTTGTCACACCGGCGCCAGAAAAATAGCGGGAACGTGCGACTGATGCTGGTCCCCACATAGGGGTCCACGATCGATTCGTTACTTGATCGTCTAGCCATGGTTACTCCTCCACGACGAATTTTTCCGCATCCTCAAAGTCAACGGCGCTGCTCACGTCTGCATCTGGCGGGATGGTACGCAGGCCCTTAATCGGACGCGACAAAAACATAAACCCTTTCGCGGCAGGAACTATTACCATCCAGGCGTCTTTTCCTGTATCATCGTCTTCCACCAGGATCTGAAAAGAATCTGCCTCGGCTTCGGCTTCTTCGGCCATGTCCAAAACGTGTGCCTCGTACACAGCGGAAAGCGGTGCTTCTTTGTCTGTCACCCATCGCCTCCAAACATCCACACCCCAAATTGGTTCGGGTTCCACAAACCTATCTCCGTAAGGATAGGCTGTATGGTTTGCTCGACGTCCTCGATCAAGCTGCCGTAGATAAGCGTTGGAACCTGAAATTCCGACCCAGCGCTAGGAAGGAATGTACGTAAGTAGCAAGTCACGTAGGACCAACCATCACCATGGGGATCGCGCACTACAGCACAATTACCGAGAGCTGGGCAACGGTCTATCTCGTCTGTTGTTTCGAGATCAACACCAGCGGCCACCAAAGCTTTATCGCTCACTTGGGAGCCGACTAACACCTTCATGTAAACAGCCATCACTATTTTTCCTGTACGTAAAGACTGATATGGTCGGGGTGCACCTGCCCCTGGAGTGCCCAAACATGGCTGTTCACTTTCTTCGCCCACGCGTGGGATTGGTCCAAGCGGATCACAGCGCCCACTTTATGCAAAGGCCAGCGCTTTGGAGGGGTCTTATGGCACATAACTCCGGTACCCAAACCGTGCTTTTGTACTTGGATCGCCTCGCTTTCATCGAGGACTACAAAAAGCATGGAAGGTTGTGGTTGATTGTTAGCCATGATCTATTACTCCTTACCACAAAAAGAAAAATGTGCACGGCGTGCTATTACGCCAAAGAGGGATCAGGCCTTACCGTCTCCGGGGTGCCTTCACACTTAACCGAGAATACTCCTGCCTCGGCGGTCTAGGGGGAGCTACCCCCGAACCTCTTCGTGCGAGTAGCGAGCTCGCACTTTCGGCTCGACCGGACGATAGCGTTTGGGCTACTTGTAATTCACCGCAGTAACCGTATTCAAGTCCGCTATCCAGAATCCTGGCAGCAGGTCTTCGCCTCACTCTTAAGATGGCTGCCTTTAAGCCAACTACCGTGCACAAAAATTATTTGCAACGCGAGCAATGCTGGTACTCACGCTTCGTTTGAAAATCGTAAATGCCTCCGTGCCAATCTGAGTGGTGCTCACCACATTGGCAAAAGCACAGCCTGTCCCAGAACCAGTGGTTGTTGCCGCCTGGGCACTTCTTGAAAAGGAAAGGAGTATACTGGATCAAAAACCGTTTCCACTTTGGGAGGTAGCTACTGGCCATGGATTCTCCTAGACGTCGGACATTTTCCTTTGATGCTTGTGATCCATTCGGTGTTCCACCACCCAGCTTTCGGGGCGCCGGTCGAACACGTGCGTTACTTCCCAGATCTCCTCAGGGTTTGGACGCTTCTCACCGATGTAGATCTTCTTACCCACCTGCGCGAACTTCTCGGGAATCCACGCGGTGTCTACTTTTACAGGTGAGCCGGTAATGGTCTGGAATCGACATTGACGGTAGAATGGATCTTTTTTGCTCATGGCTAAGACTCGGTCAAAAAGATCTTCTTGAACACACGCACAGCGATAGGTCTTTCACTAGGAGGACCGAAGGAGAAAACCCCACCAGTGACGTTCCCTTCCTCATCGCACTTGACTCGTCTCAAAGCGACCAGACCGTCTCCCAAAAACTTGTTGAACTCCTTGACGAGCTCTTTTTCGGTGAGCATGTCCGTGCCGCTTAGGTACTTTTCGCGCATGCGCTCCACGAAAGCCTTCTCTTCAGTCTCGCTGCACCGGAACATAACACTCTTCACCCTACTTCCACAAAGATACTATCGTCTGCCCCTAGCTTGCTTAACAAGGCAAAATACCGTGCCCTATATTTCTGCGGACACAAAATCGATAATGTAATAGTGCCGTAAAGAAGCTTGCGCGTCCTTTTATTTTTCTTTGATTTAGGAGCCTTATTTAACTGAGGAGCGTAAAAATACACTCTTGGGATGCCCAACGCTTTAGACCACCAAGACTCGATTTCATCATACGTCAAACCATTGTTCAAATACACATGCACAGCGCAGCGCAAGTCAGATGGAGGAACGTTCAGTATCTCTACGA